AACGACTTGATGATACCATGTTCCTTGGCGGTTCCTTTGTGCACATACGTCACTTTGGTTCCTTCAGTCATTAATTGCATGATTGTGTAAGTTATAGAAACAAAGGGTCCAGCGCATTAACACTGGACCCTTGTTCTCTACTAATTAATTAACAGGTTTGTAAAGCATAGGTGCTTGACCGTATACAGGTAGCTTGCCATCCCAACGCTCAATCCATTGCTGTTTAAGCAACATTTCTGTAAGAGTGCGTTGTTTCAGGGCGTTAGCTTCTGCTTCTGCTTTAGCAGATGTCAAAAGTGCCTGGGCGTTACCTTCAGCAGTAGCAACTTTAATTTTAGCTTGTGCTTCAGCAGATTTAACTTGGTTTTCAGCAGTAAGTGCTGCTTGAACTGCGTTGTTCTTAGCTTCAATAGCTTTCTTGAAAGTTTCTGGATACACAAGGTTAGAAGTAAACTGTGCCAAAACAAATCCTTCAGGATACAACTGTGACTCTAATACTTTACGCACTTTAACTTCAAACTGCTCACGATTAGAAATAAGTTCATCAGCAGTATAAGAGTTGGCTACAATACGAAAAGCGTCATACACAGCAGTTTTAAGAAATCCTTCTTCAATAGCGTCAAGAGTTAAGCGATACTTACCAAAAATATAAGGCACACGATCACGTTTGACAGCGTAGTTAACTATTGGAGAAACATGAAACTCTGAACCATCTTTTGAGTTAACAATAAATGACTCATCAACAGCATCTTCACCGTTGTTTTTATACTCTTTATGCTGTACAAAAGTAGGAAACTCAATAATCTTTGTGCTGAAAGGATTGTAGAAGACCCATCCTGTAACTTCAGTAGCATCATCTACGCCTTTACCATCTCCATAAAGATTTACTTTAACACCAACATGTCCTGCGTCAATACGCTCGCAACAAGACAAAGAAAATATCATTAGTAGCGCCGCAACAGATGATAATAAAGTTATTTTAGCTTGGTTCATTGTTTTTTGGTTTTTTGATATTGTTAATAACCTTTTGAAATACTGTCACAATTATTGTGGACAGTGCAATGACAAGGGATAAGGCTATAATAAAACCCATGTACACTGCTATATTGCTGTCTTGATTCATCAGCCAAAACGCAAGGCGTGATAGCTCCATGATGAGTGCAAAGACAAACAAATAGACAAAAATTTTGATATAAATGTTTCTGAATTGATTCATAAGCATTGGTAACAAACCCAGATGCAGAAGTTACTCTGCACCTGGTGTTCATTTTATTAAAGAGTGACCCGTTCTTTGATAAGCTTGTCTACTTTGCGTGACATATAGTTGATCATGTCATTAGGTAGATTTTTGATGTCAGTCATCTTGATAAAGTAGTCAAACATTTGAGCTGAAGGCACTGATTCTTCAATAGCAATCTGAATTACCTGAAAACCTAAAGCCTGTGCTTTTTGAACTTTAGATTTGGTGTCTTCAATAGCAGATCTGCCACTGTAGCCTACAGCTGAAGGCTGACCATCTGAAAGTACAAACAACAAGCCCTGATTGGGTGTGTTTTTACGTACTCTTTTTGCAAAAGCAAGTATAGCATCACCGTCGCGGTTGTTGCCTCTTGCTTCAATAGATCCTAAAGAAAAGGGATCTGTGACATAACCTTTCTCACGGTAAACACGCAAATAAGTGAGATGTGTAGAAGGTGTATCTGCAGTATGACCATACATGTACAAGTCTACATCAGGCATGTTTTTGAAAACTTCGTTGATGAATATAGCAGCTTGTCGTGCTTTGTCAATTTTACTACCTCCCATGGAGCCTGATTCATCAATCAATACGCCCACACAGATTTTATTTGTGGTGACGCGTCCCATTCTTTCATAGATAGTAGGGACGTTTTGAACAGCTTCTGCAATCTTGTTGGTATCAAGTCTACCAGAACGCATTGACTTCATTACAAAAGCCTGGTCTTTACTTTTTCTTGCAAAAAGCTTTTGAAGCACAGCAGCTTTAGTACCGTCTACTTTGTGCAACGCATTTTTGTATGCGCTGATGTTAGTGTCAGCTTTTAAGAAGACTACAGTACTGTCTTCAGCAAAACCTTCTTCATCATAATCTTTAGAATTAGGTATATGATGCGCGCCAGGTATCATGTCCTCAGTAAAATCTTCAAACTCTTTTGTGAAACCTCCTTCTTTGTTACCTTCTTCAGCATTGATCAAAGATTTGATCATCTCTTTAGCTATCTCATCCAAGTCTGATTTACTCAGCTGTGGTTTTGATTTGCCAGAAGATGACCCACCGTCTTCTTCATCATCTCCCTCACCTTCTCCAGGTGGAGGTGGTTCTTCGTCTTCGGTATATTTGACAATGATGTTGGTTAAAGAAGTAGCCATGCTAGCACATTCTGCAGTTGTATTAGGTATGCCGCCATACTTTTTCAAAAGACGTTCAATAGCTGTTACAGGCTTTTCAAATTCTTCAAGATCACTTTCAGAAATATTAGCAGGATAGCGTAACATTTTGACAATAAGATCCATCAAACGCTTTTGAGCAGGTTCTTCTTCCCCTACAACTGGTGCATTTTCATAGCGATGGTTCTTGAACTTTTGAACAAACTTAAGATAACCTGGCAGACGATCTGCAAGTTTTTTGTCAATACGTTCTGTATTCAACACAGTAAACAAAAGATCTTTTAGACCTACGTCTTTAGAGGTGTCTCTTGCTTTCATAGTCTGATAATACTCAGAAGTAGTCTGCATTGTGGCCAGTGCAGCATTTTGAATGGAAGCACCGTAGAACGCATCCAGCAGCTCTGTGTCTTTGTCCAGGTAGTTTCCTTTCTTATCGCGCAACATGCTCAATGGAATTTGCACTGAAGGATTACGTGAATTTGCTTCTACGTTATTGGTGTATTCAAAGTCCTTAGGAACACCAATTACCCTGAATATAGAACCAATCATCTTAGCAGCTACTTTCAGAGAGTCGTTATTGCGGACAAAGAATGAGGAGTAAGAATCTCTGCCTCTGTCCCAGCTGAAAAATCTTTTAGAGTCATCAGCAAATGTGTAGGCATCTTCTGCCCTGCGGTTAAACCAGTCTCTTGACAGTTTACTCATGGTGTTTTAGTTTTAAGTTTTGTCTGACAAATAATAAACATTTGCGACATCAGGGTGTGAGCAACACGAATGTCACTCACAACCCTTTTGTCACAAACTCGCTGATCCTACAGCTTAAAACGCAGAAACAATAGACAATACCTTGCTGCGCTCACTCACACCAATGCTGTCTTCAAACAGCGGCATGATCGTGGCCAGCAATGCTTTGTCTACTTCAAAACCATCAGAGATAAGTGATGCAGCTTGCAAGGTGTGACGAACTGACACAGGAGTGGATAGTTCCTGTTCTTTGTACTGCTTGCGAATCTCATTAGAGACTCTGACAATAGCAGTAGCAGCCTTTTCGTCTACGCCGGTGCGCAGTTTTAGCACATTAATCTCATCACGTTCTGAAGGATAGCCCAGCTCTACAGGAAAGAACCTGTCAAGTAAAGCGCGGTCAATACTATGGGTGCCAGAATATTCTGAACCCAGGTTTGCAGTAGCAAAGAACACGGTGTTTTCATGCACCGCAATCCTGCGCTCACCATCTTCACATGCAATGTCTACAGGCAAGTAACGTCGCTTGTCTAAGCATGGAAATAGGATATTATTAGCTGCAAGTGGAGAGCGGTTAAGCTCATCAAGCAGTACAATACCACCGCTCTGAATGTGAGAAACAAAAGGTGCTTGTTCAAACGAAGAGTGACCTTCCTTGTTTAGACGGTGTACACCTAACAGAGCGCTTTGGGCGTCTTGTACAGTACCCATATCTTGGATATAAAGCTCTTTTCCCATAGCAGTTGCCAAGTGGTAAAGAATTTCTGTTTTACCGCTACCAGTAGGTCCTACAAGTAAGGTGTTTTCACCACGCAGCGCGTTGCGGCACATCAAAAACCAGATGTCTGGATCAATGTGAAAGCCAACATCTTCTGTTTTAGGTACAGGATAATGCGCTGCAATCGTGCGACGAATGTTGGTTCCAGTAGGTGTTGTTCCTGGCTCTTCAGGCTTAGGAGCAATCTTGTCCTCCCAGACATATTCATAGCCGTATGAAGCCATCTGTTCAGCCATTTTCTTGGCGTATTCTACACCATAGTCAGCGCTGTCCAGGAAATAATCAACAGCAAAGTCACAGACTTTCTGCAAACGCTCTTTGTCAAGTGATGACAAAGGAAATAGGTTACCTTCAAAAGAAAGAGCGATGATGTTCTCTTTGCGAATATGCAAGTGATCTGCTTCAGGAAAGTCATAGCCGTCAGAAACAAAAATGGTTTCCAAAGGAAATTTGGCAAAATCAGCAATAGAAGTTGTAATCTTCAAATCTTCAATGCTGCGGGTGAGAGTTTTCTCAAATGCCTGTTTAGGCAATGTCTTGATCTGGTAGCTAGTACCTTGAATAAAGCTTTGTAGTAGGATCATTTTTGTCTTTTTGTTAGAGTTGAATATTTAGTAAATCGCAAAACCATTGCAGTTTTGAAGAAAGAGAGCAAAGTCTCTCATGTTGTCAGTAGTTGTACCGTGTGAGGTTTGATAAGCAATGCCGTCCAGTTCTGCGTCTCCAAAAAAGTATGTGTCGTACTTTTCATTGAGACGCTTCAGTTTTTCTGGATCATCTAGGGTGCAAGTAACAATGTCACCACGCTCATTTGGCGTTTTGAACGTCCAATAACCCATATTTAAGCTCACAAACCTGTGTCCTGCTGCTTCTATTGCGGAAGCGTGTAAATTGAAGGCTTCAGCGAGCTTTAAGCAGTGTACAGGGTCTGTGATACCGCCACCGCTATTGCTACCAAGAGCATCAATCTGTTCTTCAGGAATGTTCAGGTCATACTTTCTATTGAAATGAAACACCAACATTTGCAAGGGTCGCCAGTGCCACCAGTTGTTTCTGAAGTAATAACCAGGGTTTTGGTCTTCCCATTTGTCAAGTTTATCGTAATACTCAGTGCGTTCTTCAGCAGAAAGTTCGCTGAAATTGTCAGGATAAGAGGGTTTTTCGCTTGTCAGCTCAGGCTTTAAGCCATAAATGTCTACTCCCATAAACAGTAAATTTTTATAAGGGGGTGGTCACCAGTGACCAGGGGGGTAGTCATGGGTGACCACACCCCCTAGTCATGGGTGACTAGTAAGGAATAAGAACAATGAAAAAGAAAAAGGCGCACATTTGAGGGGTGGTCATGGGTGACTACCCCCTATGCTTAAAAGCCTCCTTTAAAGTCGTCAATTCTGAACTCTCCAGAGTCAGAAAATCCATCGTTGTCATCGTCATCTTGACCATCACTATTGCCAAATTTGATATCTTTAAGCAGATTAATGAGCTCTATTTTGATTGCGTCTAACTTTTCATCATCACCATTTTCTGCTGCCTTGCGAGCGGCATCTTCAAGTTTTTGCAAACGAGCACGGTGTGAAGAAGTAGCTGATTTAAAAGTGTCATTCATTTTCTCAGCTTTGTTGAATTTTTCCATAATGCCTTCTCTGATAGCAGAAAGTTGTTCAGTTATTAGGTCAATCATGCCAAGTAAGCCAAAAGGATGTCCTTTGACTTTTATAATTTTGCCATTTGGCAAACCATTTTCATCACTTTCCAAAACGATCATGATGTGGTCATGCATTGACTTTTCATTTAGTTCATCTGAAACATTTTCAAGGATTTTGATCAATGATGTTGAAGTGGGCTTGTTCATAGGTGGATTTGGATTTTTTAGGGTCTAAAAGATTAACAGTAACTGTTTTGTTCAGGGTAGTATTAAAACCACGTGTCACAACGCCTTTCTCAGAAAGTTCTTTAAGGATTCGCTGCACTGTAGATTTGCTTTTACCTGAAAGCTTTGCCAATTTTGATAAAGAAGGGTAGCAGTAGTCTTTGCTACCGCACATACAACAGATAATTCCATAAAGGCCTTTTGCCTCTAAGGACAAATGCTCAGACATTGCAACATGGTTATTGAGTCTACCGTAACTCATTGGCTAGAGATTGCAAAGAGTCATCACACTCCATGATCACTTCAGCAATAGGTTCAAGTTTTTCAACAACCAGCTTGGTGAGCTTGTAGTATTCTGTTTTTCTGAAACGCTCCACATGTTCTGGAGGAACTTTTTTGATAACTACTCCTTTACCGATTGGAGTGTCAATTGGCTTAGAGATCTGCTGCTGGTCAAGATTGCTGTCCAGGTTTTCCAGGTACTTTTTAAAACGAAAGTAGACCAGTAACAGTTCAGCATTGGTGAGACCACCGTACTTGACGATGGCCTCACTGTTTGCAATGGATTCACTCATGGCATGGAAACATTTTCTGGAGTGATGGTGTAAAAATTCTTAGGAAGAAGCCGGCGTGTGATGAACTCATCAATAACCTCTTTGGTAGAGATTCCCAAGCTGCGTAAAGTAATATGCTTAGGAACATCCAAGTACCAGTCAAAGTCCTTGGTGCCAATTTCCATGTCAGGAAAAATAGCATTCAAAAGCTTGGTTTCAGCTTGATAATGACGTTTAGCTTTTAACACATGCAAAGCGCGTTTGGCTTTTTTGTAGTCTTCTACAATATTTGTAATGGCAGTAGGAGACATTGATGCCATTTGTTCTGGTGTGTATTCTTTTAATCCATACATGAGTCTTCTGAACATTTGGCGTTGAATCATGTTCAGATGAATTTTCTCAAGATTTTCAGATGTTTCAAGAATATGTTTAGGTTTAAAATCAGATTTTTTCTGATAAGTATTATCATAACGCTGTATGATTTGTTTACCATTTTTGTCATAGGTTATGATGCCTTGTGCTGTGGCAGTAATTGAAGGGTACTTTTTCATAAAGTAGTATTTTTTTATTTTTGATTGTCAATGTGGGTTTTAGATGTGATAGATCTCACAATATTTGTCAAAATAACTAGCTCAATAAAATGAACTAAAATCTAGAACTATTTTTTTTAAAAATAGGCTTGTCAAGGTCAACAACACGACTCAAGATGAACACAGCAAAAATTGGAATTGCTGTAAAAGGTGCCAATAAAAACATTACAACATCTGACCAAGTAATTTCACCATCTTGTTCGCTAAAACAGCTAGAAAGTATCATTATTGCTGAAACTACATAGGATATAATCAAGTAAAGCATAATTGTTAAAAGAGGTGTTTTACAGGAGACATGATTGTAAACTCTCCTTCAAGATTATGCTTTTTAGCTATGTGCATGATTTCTTGAGGAGTATTTCCCTGAAGCATTATGAGATCTCCATTTTGATCTGCCATAAAGCATACATGGGGTGGTGACATATATTTGTTTTGTATGTAGAGTTGATATTGATAATCATCATCAATGTTATCAAATCCTTCTACATTAGCTTCATGTTCACGCATTTGCATAAACAGTTCTTTCATTTTTCCCATTGGGTAAAAGTGGTTTAATAGTCTTCAAAAATGCTTGAATCAGATTCTACTTGCAGTTTTAGGTAGTTACTGCGACCCAAAAACTCTTTGATTATATACTTGTCAGTACTTGTTAACAAAGGGTTTTGAGAATCTAAATCAATGCTGAAAATGACAGAAATATTTGGTTCATCTGTTACAGGATCTGTAAAATTCAAAGGACTGACAGTGCATGTTTTCTTATCAGTGTCATAGTGTAATTCAAGTGATTCAAATTTTTCATCAAGTCCTGGATATGATACAGGATCACTGAAGTTGTACAGTTTTATTACGTTTTGACCTGTGCGATAAGATTCTGAGCTTAGAATTGCTTTCATGATAGGATTTGTTAAGTTTTATAAAAGGATTTTTGTTTGAAAGTTTGTTAAAAAGCAAATAATCATTTTCTTTGTCAAACATCATATCTTGTGAAACAGATTCTATAGCATCTTTTATGCTGTAGTAACGCTTGAAACTTGCTTGTCTACTTTTAATGTTGATGATCATTAGTTCATAGCAAGGACTGTACAATGTTGGATTATAAATTTCAGTCTTGCCATACAAAAAGTCAATAAAATCTTCTTTTAAGTTTTCCAGCCATGTCTTCAACTTGTGCTGAATATGTAGGAGATTCTGCATAGTTTTCTTTTAGATATTGATAATAACTTTCTTCTGTATGTATTTTGCTCAAAAAAGCGCATTGATACAGTGCGTAATCAAGTACACTTTCACGCCAGTGATAATATACTGCATGACCTAGTTCAGAACCTGAATTGGTGGTTGCACGACTTCGCGCTTGCTTCATACCAAAAAGATTATGGTTGTTTTTGAATATCTGTGACTTAAAATGACCAGATTCAATAACAGCCTGAGCATGAACAATGTGAGGAAATTTCACATTTAGTTCTACAAGATAATTTTTCAGCTTTTCTTCTGAAAACTTGTCTTCTTCTTTGATAATGAACGCTTTTTCAGCATCTGTTAAACTTTTTGATCCTTTAGCATAACCTGCATAATGGCCCATGTAATACGCCAATGAAGCAGATAGTAAAGAAAACAGAACTACAAATTTAATAAAATATTGTAGAGCTGAAACATATCTTAAAGTTTTTTTGCAATATTTGTAGAGCATAGATCATTTTTTAAGTGAAACAGATATATGTAGACTCAGTTTTTATAGTGTCGTTTTATACACTATTAAAACTTGAGGCTAAACTTGCTTTACACCCAAGAGTTCTATTGGGATCTGATGTAAAGTCTTTACCTGAACTACGCTGGCGCTGCATCATGCCCTTACGTCTAACAGCAGTGTGTTGCAGCTTTCAAAGAGATACCTTCTGACAAACCCATTCAGAAAGCCAATCCTCTTACCAGTAAGTTGAGGGTGTGCGTGTTCATTTTGTGTTGTTCGTTTTGGTTACAGTGACGTGAACTTTTTGACCATATTGTCTACCATTTCGTCAACAGTCACAGGTGAGCTGGCAAAGTGATCTTCAAGCAAAATGCTATCGCGAATAGACTCTACACTGACCTTGTCATTTTCTGAAATATTTACTGAAGCTGGTCTGTCACAGTATACAGTATTCAATTTTACCTTCATCATTGAAGTGCTGTACTTTTCACAAATTTTATTTTTAAGTGCATCAAGCTTGCTGCGAAGCTGACGCTCTTGTTCGCGTAGTTTTTCAAACTCTGCGTATTCTTTTGATGCAAGCACTTTTTCTTTTTGCTTTTCACCAAGTGACATCGATGTTTCAGACAGCTTTTTACGCACGCGTTCTGCTAAGATTTTAGCAACAGTAGAAGTGATGTTTTTGGTTTTCATGGTTTGGTTGTAAAAAAGTGGAACAGAAATGTAGGATCAGAATGATGGATACTGAGGGTGTAGCAGGAGAGACTTACTCTGCTGATGCTTAAACTTGTCTCTGTATTTTTCACCTTGACAGTATCAAATAAGTAACTTGTTATTTAATGACAGACCTGCTTATACTCATGTCATGACTGATGTGCAGTTTCCTGCGCACAGAACTTTTGCCCCAGTTTTAAAGATGAAACTTCAGGGATATCAAACTTGTTTGGGCTGCTTTTGTTACTAGAAACCTGTGTAGCTTCTTTTGGGACTTGACTAGTATTTACCCTCTGGAAACTGTGTAGCTTAACTTCACAAAAGCAGCGTTTGCTAATAAGTTCTGAGATACTCAATGTCAAGAGTCCACTGATGTTGTGAACGAACATTCCATATCAAAAAACTGTGTTGTAAATACTCTGTTGCTTCTTCAAATGTCATTGAGTTAACTTTTTGAAGTTGCCTGATAACTATATCAAGTTTACCTTTCATCTGTGCTAATCCTGGGTGTTTAACTGCATGACAGTTGGGGCAAAGTGCAATAAGTCCTGTGAGTTTTTGTACATGATTGTGATCATCATACTGCCATATCTCATGACATTCAACAGGATGCTTGTGGTGTTGGTTAAGACCTGTGTCACCACAGATTTCACAAACATAACCGGCGTTCTGATAGCACTTTTTGCGTATCCGGTCCCATTCTTCTTTAGAAACATTAGACCTTACATTGGTATACCACGCAGTTTTGGGTACTAACTCTATAGTAAGTGGATACTGTGTCATGTGTCAGTGTTTTGAGATTTAGACTTAGATCTGTCATACACTTTAGCAGAAGGTTTACTACGCGTGATCATCTTACGCCGTATAATCTGTGCAATGTGTCTTATAGACAAACCTTGTTGCCAGTCTGGTGTATCTTTTGTCATTGGTTTTGCTTTAGTTAGTTGTTAGTAAATGTATTTGCCTACCAATTGAGTGTGGCCTTCGGGGGTGGAGATTTCCTTGTGTACCTTTTTCAAAGGACAGGTAGGTATTTCTTCTCTGATGCTTTCATATTGAGCCTTATCACATTTGACCCAATCAGCATCCTTGTAAAACTCTTTGCTTGACATATAAAAATACTCAATCTCACACTCAAACGCCACAGGCATCTTAGGTTGTGAGAGGGATTGGATAATCCATTTAACATATTCTTCATATTCTTCATCATTTACTTCACCCATAGCTGAACCATCTCGAACTGCCATCCTAATATCCTCCTCTGTGTACTTGTACTTTTCTTTGGCTTTGTTGTAACCTCTTTTGTAATCAAATGCTGATGTGCCATCTTTGTTACCAATACTTTCTCCATATTCTTTTGCTAATTCATCAACATCATCTTCTTGTTCAAATGGTGGTAACAAGTCCACTCCTTCAAGGATTGGTGAGTTGTTGAGTGGTAGGTGGGTGATTACTTTTTTTAATCCCTTGTTCAAATGGTGACCGTTTTTTTCACCTAAATACTGACTTGGAAGGTTTCCTAAAAATAAGTTCCCAAAATCATCAAACATTAAACAGTAATCTCCCTCCTTAATCTCTGAATCATCAACCACCAACAGGTAATTAGGTGTGTGAATTAGTTTGTGTGTCATCTTATTTCTTTTTAAATTGTTCAAACCATCTTTCACAGTGTTCATTTTTCAAATCTAATTCTTGTACAGGACTTCCATATCCTATATTAAAACCAATTTTAAAAGCACTTTTTAATTCTTCCCCACTATACATTCTTTCTTGCATCCATTTAGCACCTTTTAAAAATGCCTCTTCAGTATCTGATGCTTTTTCAAAGCCTAACTGACCGCGTTTAAAATATTCGTGTGCGGCTTCTTCAAGTGTTTCTTGTTTAGGTTCTTCTTTTGGAATGATTATTTTGTAATCATAAGGTTCCTCAGGCATATACCCATATTTCTCAATCTCAACCTCCTCACAACTTGGATTCTTGACAAACCATTCTAAAAACTCATCGTCAATAGCTTGTACACCATCTTTGATTAGGTCTTGGTCTGTTGTTAGGATGATTTTTTTGTACCAAAATTTACTATCATGTTTTTTAGAATCATATTGAACTATATAAATGTACTCAAAGTTAAAAACCCAATCTCCTTCTTTAATTTCTTCATTAGAAGTGATGTAGATGTGTTGATAAGAATCACCCATTTCTTTCATTGGTGAATAATGCTCACTCTTAAAGTATCCACCATATTTATTTGTTGAATGGACTAATGGCGCATAATTGTCTGTTGGCAATAGATGTATGTTTTTCATTTTATTTGTTTTTCACAATTTCAATTAGTTTGATTAGACAAGCAAGTTCTGCTTCTTCGTAGGTATGAAAGTATGCTGCATACTGAGTGCTAGTATGTTCACCTGATAATACCCAACAAAATGTAGATTTATTACCTAACTCCATTGTTATCCAAGAGTACAATTCATACTTCTCTCTAAACCATCTGAATGCTTGTGAGAATGTTGGTGCTAAAACAGTATGCCCCCCTCGTGCATGATGAACTTTGCAATCACAAACTGTAAATTCTTTAGTTGCATGGTAGTAAGCTCCTAGGTAAGGTTCATCAAATCCAAGTTCTTTAAGTGCCAAGGCTTGTTCGTAGGGGACAAATTCTTTTTCTAAAATGTTCATAATAAGTTTTTTAAAGTCTACTTGATATTAGTTTTACAAGCTTCTTTTGTTTACAGTTTCATTGGTTGGTTTCAAGGGTTCATAGTTTGAAACAATTTGTACTTATCACAACTGTCATTGATCTTTTTGACTTGTGGACCAAAACCATTGCTGCGTGAAAGCACATACTCACAAGTGCTGTCGTTTATGTTACGCACATTTACAACTTTGTAAGGGCGTTTGTTCTCACAACTTGTGATAAACAAGCTTGTCAGAAAGATGAAAAGGTTTTTCATGATAAGTGATGTTTTAAGTTTAAACTATACAAGTTTTAACAACAACAAGTGAGGTGCCTGGGTATGAGAAGCCAGACACCTTGCACTTGCCGCGTTCCCTCTGCACTCAGTTGTAACCTATGTTTGTTATATAGGAAGTCATTGCCTTTATATGGCATTTACAACTGCTCACCCTTGGGAGACTGACTAAGTATTATTACAGGTGCTCTACTCGCCACCACTATTTCAGGTTCGATACCTGCTTACAGAGCTTAATCAGTGTGGTTTCACATCTTATGATTGGGGCATCCTGGTACTAAAACCTTTACTACCCACTTTTTATGCAGCACGCTTTACAGCGTCATAAGAAGTCTTTATATCCACGTGAGTTGTGGTGCATTAAACGCGTGTCTTTCCACGCTGTCACCACGTTTGTTGTCTTAGTGTGGTTAACTTAGTAGTCAGGACAGGATTCGAACCTGTGGTGCAAGTTATTAGGTGAAGTAATACTCTTCATTCATCAGACTGAGCTGAACCTCTCATTACCTTGCCGACTTGTAGTAGTTGCGTCTAACCAATTCCGCCACCTGACTATGTGCCTCACCCTGAGATTTGGGGTGAGTAGATGTTTACAGTTTTTTGCTTTCAAAAAACCCAAAGTGTCTTACCACTTAAAAAAGTCAACACTACTGGGAGGAGTTGTGTCGCTCTCCTTTGTTCCCATGATGTCCCACTCGCGCCGTAGACATTCTGCGGGTTCATTGTTTAAGTCTTGAACCAAAGACTCTGAGTATCTCTTACTCATTGCAGTCAGGATAGGATTTGAACCTATATGCCATTTGTGGTTTTCTCTTACTACTGTTGCAACAGTACCACCAGCGTTTTGCAAATTCTGCATGTTGTCCGCTTACGTCTAACATACAATATCAACCTTGCGGGTCAATCTTCGCGTCTACCATATCCAGCACATACTATTACTCTTTGTGCTTTCATTCCGCCACCTGACTATGTTTAGGGTGAGAAACCCTTTGTGTTGTGCACGGGAAAATTCTAATGCAATTCATCTCACTCCTTTCTCAAGGGAACAACACAATGTCTAAAAACAACTACAGTGCTACGTTTCAAGTGGCTTGTTAAGCCTTCGTAGGTACAATAAGGTGATCAACCCTCGTAAATACCCTTCATGCACTGCAGTTGTTTTAGACAAAAGCATACTTTAACCAGTATGCCAGTGGTAGGTCAAACCTAAACTAGGTTTTTGGTTACCTCTGCTCTTTCAGCAGGAGTAAGTCTTGTGAACAGCGTTCTGACAAATGAGACAAGCTGAATGTTGTGGTCACGCATGTTTGTTTCTGTTTGTTTTACACTAGCACGATCTGTTGCAGTTCTTTTCTGCACGCTACCGGCAGTGACACTTGTGGGCTTCAGATTTGTGTAGTAGCGAATGGCAATAGCTTGTGGACTGCGGTTTGTAAGAAATGCTGCTTTAGCAAATGCTTGGTACAATGTTTTGTGCTTTTTGCGTTTGCCTACAATGGACATTACAAGCGTTTCTTGTTCTGGTGTCCAGAAGCGAGGGTGCATTAATTTTGAGCTGGTAGGATTTTTCACAGGGTTTGTAAATTTTAAGGTTGTAAAATAAAAAAGCCAATTTTGTCTAACGCGTCACCTGGGTCGTTGTCTATGACAACATACTCATCACCATCAAGGTCCTCAAAAATAGACGCTAAAGTGTAACCATTGTCTTTGTAATGGGTAGCAGTAGAGCATTCTTCAGGACAAAACAGTCTGAAATTGCCAGTTTCAGAGTCATCTTCATGAAGTTTTACCAGTTGAGAACCGTGTTGTTTAAAGAACTCATCAACAGTCATTGTCATCAGGTAAACTTTTAGGGTGTGAATTTTGATCGCGCAGTTTTTTGATGCAAAAATCCAGGTTGAGTTTGTAAGTCTCTAACTTCATGAGCATGGATGAATCAGTGCATTCAGCCATGTCATACTCAACCCACTCTTTCATATCCTCAAGGGTATTAAGAACCTCATAATCAACATAGGCTTTAATACCAAAAGAGGACAAGCTTATCACACTAACAAAAAGTGTGAGAGATACAAATAGTTTTTTAAGGTTCATGTTAATTACAAGGTTTTAGTTGTCAAAATGATACAAGTAGAAATTTAGAGTACCAACGCCAGACACACCAACGCCGCTCGTTGGTCTGCTTTTATCGTTTGATTGTAGTTTACACAGACAAGATGACGGTAATATCATCCTTGTTAACAGGTCTGCATAAACCAGAGGAGAGGGGCGGAACTATTTTTCTCACAGCTCTGCCTGGCGCGGGTGACTCTAATGCTTCTACAGGGAGAGAGAAGATAAGAAGATATCTCCCTCTACACTCAGTTGTAACAAGTGGCACCCATTTGCAGGTAGGTGTTCTCCAATGGTTTCCTATTACAGCATACGTTCTGTAATATTCCCTGCTTGTTCTTGTTACAACTGGTTGTAATAGTTTTAGTCCTGTTTACAATAACTACTAAGATGGGACTCTACAATACCCACATTACAACTGCTCACTGATGTCAGTTAGTGCATGAGAAAGACTCTTTATGGCAAAAACTGATAGGTTATAGCCATTTAGTGTCAAAATTTGTGCGTTCTGAGAAGTTTTTGAGGTGATCAAGAGGATGAGGAGGGGTGTGCTACCACTCACATAACTCCTTGCTCATCAATAACTTACTGAACACTTACGTGTCAAAAAAGCAACTGAGAAAGCGCTGTGTAAATACAGCAACTTTCTCAGAAACTTGTTCAAGTGCTTAGAGACTTGCGTTCTTAGCACTACGTGCAGCGTTAAACTCACGCACAGCATCTGTATTATTATGCTGTACATAGACGTCGTGGTCTTGACCTGTTGCGTCATACACAGAAAATCTGATGATGCGCTCGCCGTCTACACAGAGTTCTACGCCGTCCTGACCTGCGCGTTTGACAAAGCTGTCAAGTGCTTCAGAAGCAGGTAGACTCTTATTGGCAAACTGCTCAAAGAGACTCTCAGGGACTTCGCTCTCCAAGTACTCTTTGATAACGATGTGTCCGGGAAGCGACAGTGTCTTGTTAGACTGCACAAAACGCTGCAGCACGTCGCACTTAGCGCGCAACAGGGTGCTACGCTTGCGTTCTCTGATCCAAGTCCCTTCAGGGATCATAGAGGATTGAGACAATTGTAGGTAGCCGTACTCAGGTTTGTTTTTGAACGGAGTAATAAGGCTGCCTGTGGTGGAGTTGGGGATGATTTGAACTTGAGACATAGGTAAAAAGTTTGGTTTTAAGTGTGAATTGATGGGGGGGTTGAAGGTTGTCTGTACTAAGTCTGTTCTCAGAGTTGTACTCAAAGGGGGTTTGAGGGTTGTACTGAGAGGTTACTCAGGAAAAAACTGACACCCTCGTGATTTGCATGCATGCACAAGAGCACTTTCTTGATTTGTGGTTGAGAAAAAACTGACCTGACTTGCACCAAGGCTGGGAGACGAATCTCCCAACCTGGTGTGTCAAGTTCAGCGTTACGCAGGCAGTGTGGCACTGTTTGCGTTGACAGCTGCGCGGAACTCTGCGACCTCACTGACATTGTCGTGGGCAACAGAGATATCAGCCTGCGTGCCAGAGGCATCGTAGTCTGAGAAACGCAGAATGCGCTGACCGTTGTTGGTGAGCGCAACGCCGTCTTTGCCTGCGCGTTTCAGGAACGGCTGAACAGCCTGCTCATAAGAGAGGTTCTTGTTCAGGCGCGAAGCATAGTTTTCAGGGAGTTCGTCTTCAAGGAACTCGCGAACAACAATGCGACCTGGCAGCGTGAGCGTTTTGCCGTGCTGTGCTACGAAGCTCTCTAAGACAGAGGTCTTAGCGCGTAGCAATGCACTGCGGCGTTTTTCCTCCAACCAGCCGCCATCGCGCTGAATCATTTCAACAGACTGCAATTGGAGGTAGCTGTAGTCTGGGTTGCTGTTAAACGGTGTGATAAGAGCACCTGTCTGAGCATTGGGGGTGATTTGGACCTTGTTCATGGTAGTTTAAATTAGGGTTTAGTGAAACAAAATGAACTGAATGAAAAGGGGGTTGAAGGTTAATCAGAGACACAAAAGTTGTGAGAGGACTAATCCTCCCACAACCATGTGCCTACACATGTCAGAAAGCCCATGAACATGAATGAATTCATGAACCACATGGGTGCTGAGTCGCTGACATCTGTGAATGTCAGACTGCTGGTCAGCATGCTGATAGCGCATGCAACAAATATGTGCCAGATAACCGCCATGGTACCTGAGATGAGTAGCCATGCAAGTACCTGGACAGGCATGACGAAATTTTTGATTTTGTACACGAGAATTGGGTTTAGTTGAACAGTGAGGTGGGTTGAAGGTTGGTCAAACGCTTTAAAGACCAAGAGAGACGCTCCTGTGCAGAGCGTCCCTCCTGTGTCTGCGTTGCAGGTTGGATAACTTTTATCCATTGACATTCACGCAGTAGTCTCTGAAGTAAGCAATGGCTTCCCTCAGAGTCTTAGCAATGATGTCGTGTCCTGCAATGTTCCATGTGTGGTACATAGCGTAAAGGATTTGACCTGCATACACAGGGGGGTTGAGGGTTGTTGTGTTTGGTGGGGGGATGGTTGTCATAGGGACTCCCACCACTCTCATCCACATCACATTTTTACACCCATCAGTTCACACCTCATGTCAGTGCATGAGTTAGTGTGTTCTTGTGTCATCTCTCTCCTTAGTGTTTGCTCTCTCTCTTTATAGGAGAAGCATGAGAGCGCCCGGTTTTTGTACAGTGCGCCCCAAAATGACAAAACCCCCAGGGGGGTACCTGAGGGTTGCTTAGAGGGAGGGGGTGTCTTTGTTAATTGGTAGTTGTCATCATGACGTCTTTCTCTGCTGAGATTTCTACCTCATAGTGCCAGGTCTCATCTGTTTCCTGGCAGAGTCTATACATGATGGGTGCTGTGCTGTCACCAGCCAGTTGCATGGCGTTGACAAGTCTTGGGAGTTGCATGGTGTCAGACTTTAGGTAGACGATCTGGCCAAAATCAAAGTTGTTGTGCAAGCGTATCATAGTGTCAGTTTATTTGGGTTAGTTGTACTCAAAGTCAAGGATCTTTCCTACCAGGTCAGAGCGGTGGTTCTCTTTAAGCTTGATCCACTTGATTTCAGGGATCTTCTTGCTCAGTTCTATGGCATAGGACAATCCGTTGTAATCGTCTCTGATGTCTTTTTGCTCATTGTCACCATTGACAATGATCTTGCCTGTTTTGCCCAGGCGTGTCAGAATGGCCAGCATCTGCGCCTTGCTCAGGTTCTGTGCTTCTTCTACTACTAAGACATCATCAATAGTCTTTCCTCTAATGAACTGCACAGGATAGGCCACGATCTGTTTGCTTTTGACCATCTCCTGAATCTTGGCTTTTTCATAGCACTTTTCCAAGTTCTCTACAAAAGCCTCCAAGTAAGGGTTAAACTTTTCATCTAGTGATCCTGGTAACAAGCCCATGGTGGCACCCACCTCAATGGTAGCGCGCGTCACATAGATATTATCGCATTCTTTTTTGAATAAGAAGTCTAGGGCTGTTTGTGCAGAGACTAATGACTTGCCTGAACCTGCGCGCCCTGTGACAATCACTATCTGGTTTTCTCTTATTAAACGCTTGGCATCTCTTTGCTCTTCGTTAAGCTCTACTAAATACTTGATTTCTGTCTTGCGTGATCTATTGGCGTCTCTCATAGTGGGGGTTCACTATAAGTTAATAATAAAATCTGTAAGTATATCACTTGTGAATAACCCAAGCAGACTACCTGCGGTAGCGCCTAAAGAGTACAACACCCTATCAGTTATGGTGCCAAAGACAATCTTCTTGATGTTGTAAGACCAGACCATAGAGATCATAAAGGCTGCAAAGAAAACCCCTACATAGAGCTCTTTGCTTAAAAAGACTGTGTTAATGGCCACAAAGTAGACCTGCACCACGCCGGTCATAAACAGTTTCATCCAGGTTTTCATTTTCTTCTTGGCAGCCAGACCACGTCAAGCTCTTGTTTAGGGATATTAAACTCAATGCGTTTTTCAGCACAGCTTTTACAGCAGGTTACAATCCAGCCTTTGGTCCAGGTGCCTACATTATCTGTTGACCCACAGGTCTCACAGGTGTTTTCAGACTCATCTTCTGCAGCTTCTATCGCATCCCAGTTCTTGTTTAGTGTTCCACCCAAAGGATAGAATCTCAAGCTGCCATACTTTTCTTTGATGTCAGAAACCTTTGTCACCACTTTGGTTCCATTTTCAAGGTTGTACTGGTCGTCGTTTTCCTTTATGGTAGTGACCAGGCGCTTTATGATGGGGTACCAACCCAGGTCTACACCTAAACCTGCTGACCAGGGGGTGTAGTTGGGATCTGTGCCCTGGAACATTTCAGGGTAAATCTTAATGATCTCAGCTGTTAGTCGCTTGGTTTCTGTTTCCATTGCAGCAGGTAGTTAGAGTTTTTGGTAGAGAATTTTATTGAGTTGGGGTTCTGTTCAGTGATTTTGACAATTTGGGTGGTCATCCAGGTGAAGAACCTACCGTATTGAGGGTCCAGAATCAAAGATCTCCCTTCAGCTGCCTGGTCATGACCTTTTTCAAAGGTGCCGTCCTCGTTCCACTCAATAAACTTGATCTCTTTTGCAGTCAGTGTCAGGCCATCTTCTGCGCGAACCAACATGTAGTCAGGTACTTCTATACTAGGTTTGCACTCTTCACAGTATTGTGGTCCTATGGCACCTTCCCCTTGGGATGCTGCCAGTTCATCTAAAGTGAACTCATGACCTTTTTTGACAACCTTTCTGCACTTGGAGCACAGCAGCGCCATGTTGCCACTATTGAACTTAAAGATGGCTTTTTTCATTTCCAGTGATTGTTGTCTCTTTCAAAGTAAAACTCTAATGGTTCAACGTTGTGGTCATAGTAAAAACCTACCACATCGCTTTGAAACTTGCTGTGTACGTTCTCAAACAAAGCTGCTGTGACTACTTTGAAGCCCATGTCAATAAGGTGGTTGGCAAAAAAGTTATAGTTACCACCGGTGATTACCCCTGCTTCTACCAGGACTACTGTCTCAAAAGGAAAAAACTCAAAGCAGGTGCGGTTGGCAAACTGCTTGCGGTAAGGTTCAGGATCCTCGTCAGGATAAGGCACCTCCACACACACTATGTCCAACATTTCTCCTCCCTGACTCAAATGGTGCGCTATGTGCATGGCTGCTGTAGCGCTGTAGTCTGGACTGACCATGGCTACTGCTGCTTTGCCTGGCACCAGACCTTCTTTGTTTTGAAGCATCTGGCAGACTTTGACCAGGGCATCCCACTCTTTCTCTCTGGTGACGTACATAAATCAAGTTTATTTAAGGTGGTTTTTTTGCAGGTACTGGTACAAGGAGCGCACAGAATAACAGATAGGTTTTCCTTTACTGTCATGCGCTCCATAACCATCGTGTTCTTCAGAAACAACCAGGTTTCCTTCATTGTCCCGATGGTACAAAGGCCCCTTCCACTTTTTCTTGCCCCACTCGTTCTCATAGATAAACCAGCTGATCCACTCTAAACCTTCCTCTGTGTAGTAGCAGCCCATGGAACGCATTAGCATCTCTTCAAGGACGCTGCTCAGCTCATAAGGACTTTCTATAAGATTCATGCCTATTTTATCCAAAGCCCTAATGTTCTCAGTGCCCTTTTTATAGATGTGCAAAATGCTCTTAAAGTCTTGATACTGCATGATGTGGAATAACTTCTCTACAAATATACAGACAAATTTGTAGAAGTTAAACTTTTGAAGTATATTTGTAGTGTAGAAACTCTATAAAATGTAAACCCCAACTCCTATGTCACAAAACCAAGAAGACAGAGAACCCACCAAAGAAGAGGTAATTGCCTGGTACAAAGAGCAAATTGAGCTGGCAGAGCTGCGCCACAAGCTTGCAGAGCTTCAGAGCAAAGCTGTACAGGAAGAGGCCAAGCGCCTGCAGGCTATGGCAATCATTGCTCAATTCAAGACTCCTCTAAACAGCAACGAGGATGATGCAGAGTCTGAAAACGCACACTGAAAAACCAAATAGCAGAAGTTTAACCCCCTTAGATTAAACTTCTCAGATTTCCATGTTCCTTGAAAACCTAGCCACTTTAGCTCAGCTGGTAGAGCGACTGATTTGTAATCAGTAGGTCGTGGGTTCAATTCCTACAAGTGGCTCTAATTTCTCTTAAACCAACTCCAACCCTATGTCAAAACCCTTTAAAACACTACTTGGAACCAGGATCTTGTTAAACAAACCTGACAAACCAGAGTCTGTCATTCAGCTTTCACCGGAAGCAGAAGCTGAACTAGAACGTGAAATGATGCAAAAGTGGACTATGCTGGAAGTTTTTGCTACAGGTGATGAAGTCACGCATGTAGTTCCTGGCGACAAAGTCTATGTTCCTACCCAATACTTGCAGCATGCAGATGTAGTCCAGTTAGATGACAGCATCAAACTCATGATTGCAGAGCGCGACATTGCCATTGTATGGTAATTTTTCTGTTTAACCCTCAACCCTCCAAAAACCAATGCTTACATTTTTAATCAACCTGTTCAAAGGCAGTTCCACTTTGGCCACCCTTGAACGCAAAAAACTTGACATCCTGAGCACTTTTTATAAGATGTCCACAGAGCTGAGTGCACTGCATGATGAGCAGATCACCGCCATTAAGAACCTGGAAGTAAGACTTGCAGAGCTGGAAAGTGAAAAACGTGAAGTAGAACAGATGGCCCTCAGCACAGAAAAAACTGTTGCTCAGATCTCAAAGATCATAGAGCAATCTTGACAACCATGCGGGCAGCCCTGGTGGCAGTCGTGGCTCATAACCACAGATGTGTGGCAGGTTCGACCCCTGCGCCCGCTACCAATGTCCAGTTTTTAGTTCAAAAAACTGGACTTTTTACAACGCAAATGCCTGTACCTCACACTGATGTAAGCGTAGAAAAGCATGTCCTGGCAGTATGGTGGAACTGCAGCCCACACTCTCGCAAGGGTGTGTGTAACGCGGGGGAATGTTCAGGTGAAACTCCTGAGTGTATGGTATCTAATCTTGAAAAACCATGGAAGTAAACAAAGTTCAAAAAAAAATCAGGGTCACACCTTATGACCTTGTCAAATACCAGATAATTACCAATTTTATCTTCTTTAAGAAAGAACACCTGATTCCTTCAGACATAGAGATTCTTACAATGCTTGCTCTTTGGGGGCCTGTTGAGCTGAGTAAATTTTGCAATGCTGCTGCAAGAAGACTTTATGGATCTGTAGAACTTGAAGAGTTTTCTGTGAGAGCGCAAAACGTGCGCAATCGCATTTCTAAGCTTGAAAAGCGCAAGATTGTGGTAAAGAGCAAGGATAATAAGAAGCTGATACAAATCACACCCAGCATTGATATCTACCGTAAAGGAAACATTTTACTAGATTATAACCTATTGTCCATTGAATCCAACAAAGCGTAAAGAGTTGTCTTTGCTTACAGCAAAGAAACTTGACAGAAATTTTCAAGAGGTTGATGACATTGTTGCTTTCTTCTATCGCTATGTGCAAAAACGTCTCAGCAGCGTGGAAAGCATTGCTGTAAATGTTCCCAATTTGGGAACTTTTGTGCTTAAAAAAAGGAGGGTTCAAAAAAAGATTGAGCGCCACAAAAACTTTATAGACAGTCTTGATGAGACTGCTTCTATAAAAGCTTTTGAGATTAAGCAGGATGTTAAAAAAGACATTGAAAAATATGAAGCCATCTTAGATATGATGGATCAGGAAGAAGAAAGAAAACTTAAAGTGCAAACCTTAAAAGAAAAACACCATGCTAATCAAGTTGTGGAAGGATCGCAATAAGATTTTAGAAGGAGTCGCCAACAGCGTTTTTAAGACAGAACATGTTGAGGAGATTCATGATCACCGCATGGCCATATGCCAGAGTTGTCCATTTTTGCAATCAAAAGGCCAAAAGAACTGCGTTGCACCTGGCACTCATCCATGCTGCCCTCAGTGTGGGTGTTCTTTGAAATTTAAGTTGCGTTCTCTCACATCTTCATGCCCTGAGGGCTATTGGGATGCTGTCCTCACGCAGGATGAAGAGGATGATGTAAAGAAAAGCATTGATAACCAAAACCCCCTATGAGCATACTCTTTGAACCCTCTACACACAGTTACACATCTTTAGACCCTCAGGATACTACTCAATGGGTCAGTGTTACCACCCTTTTGGGCGCACTCAAGCAACCTTTTGATGGTAAGAATGTCGCCACTAAGAGCGCCACTAACAAGCGCTCCAAGTGGTTTGGCATGACACCAGAGCAGATTCAGCAGATCTGGAAAAAGGAAGCTGATCGTGCTTGTAATTTAGGCAACTGGTACCATGACCAGCGCGAGCGTGACATTCTGGGCTGCCAGACCATTGTGCGTTATGACAATGAGTTGCCAGTGATTCGTCCTATGCAGGATGAGACAGGTAAAAAAATAGCACCTTCTCAGAAACTTATTGACGGTATTTATCCTGAACACATGGTTTACCTGCGCTCTGCAGGCATCTGTGGACAAAGCGATCTGGTGGAAGTGGCTAATGGCCAGGTGTTTATAACAGACTACAAGACCAATAAAGAGATCAAGACAGAAAGCTTTAAGAACTGGGAGGGTGTTTCTCAAAAGATGCACATGCCGGTGTCTCACCTAGATGACTGCAACCTGAACCACTACACGCTGCAGCTCTCTATTTACATGTACATGATTCTTAAGCATAATCCTACACTAAAACCAGGCAAGCTTACCATTCATCACATTCTTTTTGAAGAAGAAGACCACAAGGATGAGTATGGATATCCTTTGCTAAAGACCAATACTGATGGTGATTTTATCATTCGCGACATCGTGCCTTATGAACTGCCCTACCTTAAAGATGAGGTGCTGGCGATCATGACATGGTATAAAGACAATCAGAATAAGGTGCTTAAAAACAAAAAATCATGATCAAGCTATTTGACATAGAAAACGGCAGGATTGTTCCCTCTGAACACTGCTTTACGCTCACACTGCTCAAACAGATCATGAAGGACTATCCTGAAGATTACATGGACGTGTATGCGTATCTGTTCTACATGAGCTGTCCCAACCCTGACCTGAACCCTTTCTTTGACGTTCCTGAAAACGAAAAAGAAGAGCTGATCCTCTCACAGCTTAATGTCACTTTCTCTGTAGAAGACGAGCTAATCTTGCAGGCACTTACTTTTTGCAAGAAGCTGTATGAAACACCCACCTATCGTGCATTTATGGGCATCAAGCACATGCTGGACCGTCTTGCACGCTACATGGAGACTACCACTATTGAACATGGTCGCGATGGCAACATTAACTCCTTAGTCAATGCAGCTGCTAAGTTTGAGCAGATCCGCCTGTCTTTCAAAGGTGCCTACAAAGACCTTATGGAAGAGCAGAAGTCTCAGGTTAGAGGTGGACAGCATATTGCATACGACCAGGGTTAAACCAAAAACCAAACTATCATGACCGCAGAAATTCTTTACGACTGGGTGTTTCACTACAACCACTTTGCCAACCAATGGGCAGCCTACCACCGCGATGACCACAAGGCTTACTTCAATGCAGAAACTTCAGTGCATCCCATCTTCAAACACAAGGACATAAAAGTTCTTGTAAAGCACCTTGTCAAAAGCAATGGTGACCCTGCGCTGCTTATGAGTTTTTCCCCTAAAAAATAATGTACATCAAGGTTCCCACATACACTGCTGCTACAGACACATGGTCGCACACTGAGTTTGCGTCCAGGGATGCGTTTGTGGAGTTTTTGTGGAGTATGTTCAAAGAACCAGGTCAGTACAACTTTGACCAGACCTGTGAGATGTTCAATGAGCAGGCTAGGCTTTTCAACAAGTATAAAGTTTACTGTACAGCGCCCAGTCGCAGCAAAGACTTTGTTTACTACTGGGACACCCAGAAAGAACGCTGCCGCAACGGGGTGATCATACATGGTCCTAAGAACACCTGGTATCTGACCAGAGATTACTACATGTGGCTGAACTTTCTGCCTATCTACAACAAAGAGGTGGGCAAGTTTACCTTTGCTGACGTGCGTGATGCGCAGTACCACATGGCCCTTTATGAAGACATTGCCAAGCATAGCTACAAACATTGCGCGATTCTAAAGAAGCGACAGATTGCCTCTTCTTACTACCACGCTGCCAAGATTATCAATCTGTACTGGTTTGAAGAAGGTGCTGTCAACAAAATGGCTGGTTCTCTAAAAGACTACATCAACGAGAAAGGCACCTGGAGGTTTTTGGAAGAGTACCGCAACTTCTTGAACAGCCACACTGGCTGGTATCGTCCCTCTAACCCTGACAAAGTACTCAACTGGGAACAGAAAATTGAGGTGAACCAAGGTGGCAAGAAGCGTGACGTGGGCTTAAAGTCTGTTGTCTTTGGTCTTGCCCTGGAGAAAGACCCTACCAATGGTGTCGGTGGTCCCTGTACTTTTTTCTTTCATGAGGAAGCAGGTATTGCCCCACGCATGAATGAGACCATAGAGTACCTGCTACCTGCCATGAAATCAGGCATGATCTACACAGGGATGTTTGTGGCTGCAGGTTCTGTGGGTGACCTGGAGCAGTGTGAACCACTGAAGGAACTGATCTTAAACCCAGACTCTAAAGACGTACTGGCGGTAGAGACCAACCTGGTTAATGAAGCCGGTGAGATCGCCAAGTGTGGGTTGTTTATCCCTGAGCAGTGGAGTATGCAGCCCTGCATTGATGAGTATGGAAACTCCCAGGTAGAAAAAGCCCTGGAGATGATTCTTGCAGAAAGACTTGAGTGGAAAAAGAAACTTAAGCCTGATGACTATCAGCTCAGGATCTCTCAGAAACCTATTAATATTGAAGAAGCGTTTGCTTACCGCAAAGTCTCCAAGTTTCCGCTAGCACTGGTCAGTCGCCAGGTACGCAGGATTGAGGATGGCGAATATCATAGGGAATTTGTAGAACTGTACAGAGATGATGCTGGCAAGGTTACAGCACGTGACTCACGCAAGCTGCCTATCTCAGAGTTTCCAGTATCTCCTAAAACCCAGGACAAAGAAGGTGTGGTGGTCTTGTATGAGCGTCCTGTAAAGGATCCTCAGTTTGGTATGTACTACGCGTCTATTGACCCTGTCAGCGAAGGAAAGACTACGACTTCTGAGTCGCTCTGCTCCATATTTGTCTACAAGACCGCGCAGGAGATTACTAAGCACAAGATGGACGGCTCTATTGAGCAGCACATTGAGCGCGACGGCATTGTAGCGTCATGGTGCGGCAGGTTTGATGACCTTACCAAGACCCATGAGCGCCTGGAAATGCTTATTGAATACTACAACGCATGGACCATTGTGGAAAACAACGTTAGCTTGTTTATCCAGTACATGATCTCCAGGCGTAAACAACGCTATCTGGTTCCTAAAAATCAGATCCTATTTTTAAAAGAACTGCAAAGCAACACCAACGTCTTCCAGGAGTATGGCTGGCGCAACGTAGGAACAATCTTTAAAACCAACCTGATCTCCTACGCAATCCAGTTCCTGGAAGAGCAGTTGGATGTGGAGACCAAGCCCAATGGAGAGATTGTCAAGACAACCTATGGTATTGAGCGCATCCCTGACATTATGCTGCTAAAAGAGATGGCAGCGTATCGCGATGGACTAAACGTGGACAGACTGGTGGCTTTCTGTGCGCTGGTGGCTTTTGCAAAGGTACAGGAATCTAACAGAGGATACTCTAAGCGTGTAGAACGTGAGGATTCTAATTTGGATAACTCTAAAAAACATGCTAAATTAAGAGTGACCCCTTTCCGTCATATGGGAAACGTTCACAACTCCTCTACTATGGTTAAGGTTCCCAGAAGCCCTTTTAAAAACATGAGGTGAGGACTTAACTGAAAATAATTATGCCTAAAGTATACAACGCACTACAGCTCAAGAATGGAGCTAAGGTAGACCATAACAGAATGGGCACCTTGACCCAACCTGTGCAGTTTTTGAACAGAAAAGACAAAGACGAAGCATGGGGCGCGTGGAACATGGACTGGTTGGAAATGCAAGGTCTTAAGCAGATTCGCAGAAACGCCCGCAGGTTGTTAAAAAACTACAAGCTGGCTAATGGTATCATTGACAAGACAGACTACATTGTAGAAGAAGACAATGAAGTAGCAGATTTGATTGACGTGTTGACCAAACAAGATGAGTCAGCTTTTGAACTAAAGTTTTTTCCCATTATTCCCAACGTTATCAACGTAATGTGTGGGGAGTTTGCTAAGCGCAATGACAAGATTACCTATAGAGCAGTAGATGATCTGTCTTATAATGAAATGATGGAAGCTAAGCGAATGATGGTGGAGGAAGTTCTGGTGCGCCAGGCGGAGGTCAAGATGCAACAGACCATTGAGGCTATGGGTCTGAACATGGAAGATGAAGAGCAGGCTGCTCAGGCACAGCAAATGATGTCGCCAGAAAGCCTCAAGTCTCTGCCAGAAATTGAGGAGTTCTTCAAGAAAGATTACCGTTCCATGGTAGAAGAATGGGCTACACACCAACATGAGGTGGACGAAGAGCGTTTTACCATGAAAGAATTAGAGAACCTCGCTTTTAAAGACATGCTCATTGCTGATCGCGAGTTCTGGCATTTCAAGATGAATGAAGATGATTACGAGGTAGAGCTTTGGAACCCAGTGCTTACTTTTTACCATAAGTCTCCTGAGGCTAGGTACATATCACAGTCAAACTGGGTAGGCCGTGTAGATTTAATGACTATTGCTGATGTCATTGACAAGTATGGTTACATGATGACAGACGAGGAGCTTGCCTCTTTAGAGGCGATCTACCCAGTGCATTCAGCAGGTTACCTTATCCCAGGACTGCAAAATGATGGTTCTTTTTATGATGCTACGCGTTCTCATGAGTGGAATACACAAGGTCCATCTTTAGGAATGCGGCAGTTTTTAAGTGCGCGTGATGCATTTATGAACACTGGCGATGATATCATCATGAAAATTGTAAATGAGTCTGAAAGTGTTCAAGATTTTCAAGACATCAGTCTTCTGAGAGTTACGACTTGCTACTGGAAAAGCCAGCGTATGGTGGGTCATCTTTCTAAAGTAGACGAGAATGGTGAGCTTACTGATATGATTGTTAATGAGAACTACAAGATTACCACTAAACCCCTGTATGACACTTCAGTACTTAAGAAAAAAAGTCGTGAGAACCTTGTTTTTGGTGAACATATTGATTGGATATGGATCAATGAAGTTTGGGGAGGTGTTAAGGTTGGTCCCAACAGACCTGCATTCTTTGGCAATAATGACACTTTTGGATTTCAGCCACTGTATCTAAACGTAAAACCCTTGCGCTTTCAGTTTAAGGGTGACTTTACATTGTATGGCTGCAAGCTGCCGGTGGAAGGTGCTGTGTTTACAGAACGCAACACCAAGTCTATGTCATTGGTAGATAAGATGAAACCCTACCAGATTGGATACAACCTGGTTAATAACCAGATTGCTGACATTCTGATTGACGAGCTTGGCACAGTAATTATGCTGGATCAGAACGCTCTGCCACGTCACTCCATGGGAGAGGATTGGGGCAAAAACAACTACGCTAAGGCGTATGTGGCCATGAAGAACTTTCAGATGTTGCCGCTAGACACATCTATCACCAACACAGAAAACGCACTGAACTTTCAGCACTACCAGGTTCTTAACCTTGAGCAGACGCAGCGCCTTATGTCAAGGGTACAACTGGCCAGCTACTTTAAGAACCAGTGCTTTGAGTCTATAGGTATTTCACAGCAGCGTCTGGGTGCAGTAAACGCACAGGAAACTGCCCAGGGTATTGAGCAGGCTATCAACATGAGTTACTCACAGACAGAGGTGTATTTTACGCAGCACTCTGAATACCTGATGCCGCGCGTACATCAGATGCGCACAGATCTTTCACAGTACTATCACTCTAATCGTCCTTCACTGCGTTTGCAGTATGTGACATCTATGGATGAAAAGGTAAACTTTCAGATGAATGGCACAGAATTACTGGCCCGCGAGCTGAATATCTTTATCTCTACCAAGGTCAACCAGCGCCAGGTTATCGAACAGATCAGAAGTCTTGCCATCAACAACAACACTTCTGGCGCTTCTATCTATGATTTGGGTAACATTGTCAAGGCTGACTCCATGGCTGAGATTACTCATGTCATGAAAGGTATTGAAGAGAAAACTACCAGGGCCAAGATGCAGGAAACAGAAGCCTTGCAGCAAACAGAACAGATGCGTCAACAAGCTGAAACAGAGCGTCTTGAAGCTAAGTTACGTTTTGAAGCTGAGCAAAACGCCCTGGATCGTGAGACTCAAGAGCGCGTTGCAGAAATCAGAGCTGCAGGTTACACTGCCATGAACGATCGCGACATGAACCAGCAGAACGACTACATTGACACTTTGGAATATCTTGACAAGAAAAACGCAAAAGAAACTGATCAGGCCATTGCCAGAGATCGCGAGTTAAATCGCACTGTTACAGAACAGAAAAAACTAGAGCTTAAGCGTCAAGAATTACTCTCTAAAGAGCGCATTGCTGAGAAAGAATTGCAAGTTGCGCGTACTAATAAAAACAAATATGACAAAAAGTAAAAGTACTATAGCGATATAGTGCAAAATATTTTATGTCATACATCTGCCAGATGTAAATCTTAGAGGTTTATTTGGTAGATTATATATGAAGAAGAAAAACAACCAACTTAAACCTACTTATGGATAGTAACAACCAACAAACATCTGTATCCAGCGTAAGTCTTGACAGTATTGATGATTTTTTACCAATGCCAGGAGCTGAAAGCGTTGTAACCGCAGATGATGATCAAAGCTCAAAACCAGGATTCTTTTCTAAGGAAGGTTCTCCAGATCTAGGGTTTCTTGATGAAAACCAAAATGATGGCGATGATCCTGATGGCAAAGAAAAAACTCCAAATGCTGCAACAACTCAGGCAGCTATTGCTGAGTTAGACGCAGATTTAGAAGATGATGACGAGGATTCTGCCTCAAAACAGAAACCTGGTCGCAAGAAGATTGACAAAAGTGGACTGGTAGAAACATTCTCCAAACTTTTTGAAGAAGGCATACTAGTTCCTTTTGAAGATGAAAAACCACTGGAGGAATACTCAGTAAAGGATTGGAAAGAGTTGATCTCTGCCAACCTGGAAGAAAGAGAGAGATCTCTGAGAGAACAAACTCCAAAAGAGTTCTTTGAATCGTTACCTCAAGAGTTGCAGTATGCTGCAGAATATGTAGCAAAGGGCGGCACTGACATCAAGGGGTTATTTAGGGCACTTGCTCAGACTGAGGAAGTGCGTGAACTTAACCCTGCGACACCTGAGCACCAGGAGGTTATTGTAAGACAGTACTTACAAGCCACTGGATTTGGCAATGGTGACGCGGAATTGATGGAAGAACAAGTCCAAGAGTGGTTGGAATCAGGGATCATTGCAAAAAAAGCACAGCAGTTCAAGCCAAAACTTGATGCCATGCAAGAAGAAGTGATCCAATCCAAGCTTCAGCAACAAGAGCAGTTCCGTCAGGAGCAGCAGCGTAAAAAGGAAGAGTACATGGAAAACATCTACAACACCTTAAAACCTGCTGAAGTTAACGGTATCAAGCTGGACGCCAAGCGTCAGAAGTTCCTCTGGGAGGAGCTGACAACAGCCAAGTACCAAAGCATGACTGGACGCCCTACAAACCTGTTGGGCAAGCTCTTAGAAGACCACCAATTTGGAAAAACCCCCCGCTATGACCTTATTGCTGAAACTCTTTGGTTGCTATCTGATCCTGATGATTACAAGGAAAATATCAGAAAGCAAGCTAAAAACGAGGTGACACAGGACACTGTCAGAAAACTAAAAACTGAAGAAGCACGCAAAATCGCGTCCAACGTCAGAGAAGAGGAAGAAGACAAAGCACCTGTGAGAAAGATTCCACGACCTGCTGCAAACATTTTTAAACGATAACCCGCATACACTAACCCTTTAAATTCACTTTTTAACAACAAAATCCTATGAGCACACCAGTTTTAAACAACGGTCTCTTCCTGCGCGACACTAACTACAAGGTTAGTTCGCACGTGGACAGCTACCACTTGGTGAACATGCTAAAGAGCGCAGAACCCATGGACTTGGGTCCTGTTGATCTTTGGGCTATGACCCAAAAGGTAGAAATGCCTCTTTACCAGATGGCATCTTTCGGTGGCAAGAACACCATCACTGTAGACAACCCTCGTGGTGAATACAAGTGGCAAACCCCAATTGTTCAGGACCTTCCCTACATTGTAGAGGACGTAGAGCCTAGCTTAACATCTCTTGGTCAAGATGGTACAACCTTCAAGATCAAATTGAATAAGCGCAGCTTTGGTCATGGTGACATCATCACCTATGACAAGTACAAAGGTGCTGAACTTTACATTACAGCTGAGGACATTCTTCCTTCTGGCGATGGCTTCGTATACACTGTTCAGTTGGTGAACAACGACAATCAGAAGACTTTGAGCAAAGTGTACCTTAAGCCTGGCACCAAATTCTTCCGCAAAGGTTCTGCCCGCGGGGAGTATGGTGAGCGTTTCTCTGACATCGGAGAACTGAGTGCTGGCTTCCGCGAGTTCTACAACTTTGTAGGTGGTGCAGAAGCTCACGTTCACTACTCTGTTTCTAGCCGTGCAGAGCTTATGATGAAAGGTGGCATGAACGCTGATGGTACTGTACCTGTTACAGAGATCTGGCGCTCATTTGACGCCAACATTGCCAAAGATCCTTCTTTGACCAACATTGACGCCATGGTGTCTAAGATGGGCAAAGAATACATCAAAAAGGCTTACGACTCTGGAACTTTGACTCGTTCTTTTGTCACCAAGATGGAGGCTGCTCACTTGACCAAGATTGCTAATGACATTGAAACCTACCTCATGTGGGGACAAGGTGGACGCATTAAGCAAGATGGTCCAGACGACATTCGCCTGTCTGTAGGTTTGTGGAGCCAGCTTGACAACTCTTTCAAGCGTATCTACAACAAGAGCTCTTTCAACCTTGAGTTGTTCCGCTCTGAGATCTTCAACTTCTACAATGGTAAAGTTGAGTTCAAAGGCCCAGATCCTCAGCGTCAGATCATTGTTCAAACTGGTATGGCCGGTATGAAGATGGTCAATGAAGCTATCAAGAAAGAAGCCTTCAACACTGTAGGTGCTGGTCTGGTTGCCAACATTGACAAGTCTGGTTTGAACGCTATCAGCGGTAGCAACGCCATGGACCTGAACTTTGGTTTTGCTTTCACCAGCTATACTATTCCTTTCTTGGCAAACGTAAAGTTCGTGTTGAACCCAGCGTTTGACAACGTACATACCAACGACATTGAGAACCCCATCATTGATGGCTTCCCATTGTCTTCTTACAACTTCATCGTGTTTGACATCACTGACAACACCAACGACAACATCTTCTTGCTGAAGTTGAAGTGGGACAGTGAGCTCAAATGGTTCTATCAAAACGGTACCATGGATTACATGGGTCGTACTCAAGGGTTCGCTTCTTCTGGAAACTTTAATGGATACCGCGTATTCATGACCCAGACTATGCCTTCCATCTGGGTGAAAGACCCTACTAAGGTTCTTAAGATTGTGATGAGGAACCCCATCACTGGCGGCTCGTTCTAAAACGACTGCTGAAGGCGCTGTGCAAACCAGGGGGTGAGATTCCCCCTGGTCACTGCATAAAATAGATGCACATTCCACCTCCCTTGTGCCCCTCTGTAGGTAGCACCTGCAGACCCACCTGGTGTAAAAGCCAGGTGTCCTCCTGAGAGCTGACAACCTTGACGTGGTTCAGGAGCTTTTAACCAATAGCCAGCAGAACAGAAACCAAAAACCAACCTTTAAAAACCTATGGAAGTATCAATGATTGAAAAGCATCAAGCTTTTAAAACCAACAGTACGATTGCTGTTAGACCGTTTGTTGACAATGCAAACGCCAACATGGGCCTTGAAAAGTATCAAATGGTGCTTTTTGAAGGTGTGTTCCACGAGGAACAATTAGCATGTTTGGAGTACAATGGCATCAAACGCTATGTCACAGGACTTAATGAGTTTGCTCCTGAAATAAAGCAGATGAATGAAGACGAGCGTGAAGCTGCCATCAAGCAGATTCGTATGACAGTATCACAGCTTGAAAAAGAACTTGCAGCAAACATCATTGACCCTGACGACAAGGATTTTTGGAACAAAGTAAGATTGCTACGTCCAGACAATGATGAGTTTTGGGGTAAGATTGTGATGCGTTTTGGCAATGAGCCAATCTTTTTAGACGCTTCTTCAGATCCTTATGACTTGATTAAACTCAGAGCAATTGAAGCAGGAGGTTTCTCTATTGTTGCAAAAAGTCTTGAAGAAGCGCGTTCTTCTGCCATTCCTTTCAAGTTTTATCTTGATCGTTATGAAGAGACAGCTTCTATTCGTACAGAAGTTAAAAAGATGCGTAACAAGGCTTTGGCAGAACTTCAAAAGCTATTTGACAAAAACGCTAACAAGTTGCTTTATGTATGCAAGGTTGTGGATCCTAATTCCACACAATACAAAAAGTCTACTCCACTTGATATTCTCTATGACAACATGGATAAATATATCAACGGAGAAACAGTTGACAAAGACAAGCGTAAAACAGCACAGCGCTTTTTAGAAGTTGTTTCTTTGGATATGGAAACGCTCAAACTGCGTTCTATGGTGAAAGACGCAAATTTCTATAAGATCATTGCTACGCGTGGTGATGGCTTCATATACCACATGAAGAGCGGTTCTATGCTAGGCAAAAACGCTTCTGATGTGGTTGAATATCTGAAAAATCCTCTAAATGAGGAAATTCTTACAGATATCACCAAAAATGTTGAAAAACTCTGGAACGCTTAATTAGTGCCCTACTGAGAAATGAACAACAATCTATTACAGATAAAGATCAAGCAGCGGCTTAACAAGCTTGCTTCTCTGGACTATGACAACATTGAGTGTTGGCAGATTGCTGAAGCGTTTAACAAGGCTCAGATAGAGTGGGTGCGACGTCAGTTGCAAGGTAACAACCTCAGAAAACAAGGTGATGAGTCTACCATCATGCTGATAGATGACTTGCAAACACTTCTGACAGAAGTTCCTATGACTGGTACAAATCAGGATTTGCATTTTGAAACAACTACTCTTCCGTCTAATTACTTGCATTTCAAGTCATTAGTAATTGATAGTAGAACAGAGTGTTGTCCTGATGCGATGATGAGTTGCTATTTGGTAGCGGTTGCAGATGTTAGTTCTTTGCTTTCAGATCCATTTAGAAAACCCAGTGCAGATTGGGGTGAAACTTTTGTAACGATGCAGGGTAATCGTTTGAGAATCTATCATAATGATGAGTTTCAAGTGATTAACCCACGTCTTACATTCTACAGGTTTCCTACTCCTGTAAGTTTTCTGAATTGTGTAAATCCTGCTACGGGTGCTGTTACTGCAAATGTAGAGTCAGAACTCAAAGATGATATTGTTGAGATGATCATTGACGAAGCAGCTTCTATCTTGGCCGGTGACACAGAACTATTTAACCAGTATCAACGCGCTAAGACAAACGCACAAACAAATAACTAATGGAAACATCTTTAGCTACTTATAGACTTAAGCGTCCCATGGCAACGCCTGTTGCTGATAGTTTGGAGGGCAAAACAGCAGCTCTTGTATCAGAATTGATGAACGCTTCTGTATCTACCCACAAACTTCATCTGAAGATAACAGGGCCTGGTTCATATGCTGCCCATACTGCACTGGCTTCTTTTTATGAAGGACTTCCAGGTATGGTTGACAGTATTGCTGAAGGTTTTCAGGGCGCACGTGAAATGCTTCTTGATTGTTCTTCAGAAAAATCACCAAGGTCTTTGTATTCTGTAGAAGATTGTGTAAATTATATGAGAGAGCTCTATACAATGGTCAATGAGTTACAGACAGTAATGCCTTACTCAGAGATTGTAAATGATCTTGATCTAATCAAGAGTCTGGTCAATTCAACCAAGTATAAACTCTTGTTCTTACAATAAACAACCCTTTAACCCTTTTTTTTCTTTTAACCCCTAATCTTTTAACAAAATGGCTTATTTTCCCCACGCATTTCAAAAAATGCTTGTTGGAACCGCTGGTTTCAACACTACTCCTGGCAGCACTCTTACGTTGACTGCTGGCCAAATTGGCGTTGTCAAAGCTTCTGACCACCAAATTCAAAACCTTGGAAGCACTCCTACTTATGGAAACACGCCTCTCATCTATCTTGCTCAGGGTAGTTTTCACACTACCGACAAGATTGGTCCTTTCCATGGTGGATACAAAGAGACTGTAAAGTCAAAAGGCATCAACCCAAAGTATGTCAGTGCTTTTTACGTTACTGAGCCTGCTGCCCCTGTAAATGAGGTTGTTGGCGTATCTGTACTTAACTGTACAAAGATTGCATGCGACACTACTTATCGTTTGCGTCTTGATGTAAAAGGTTCGCCAGCACTGCGTTTTCTGACTCATAACTTGTATCAGACGCTTGATGCAAAAACTCCTTGCTGTGATTCAAGCAACAACAATGCAGATCCTGTAGGTGTATTGCTTCAGTGGAAAGATCAGATCAACGAGTCTCCTATCGTGAAGGACTTTATCAGCGCAAAAGTTTTCAACTTTAAAGTTGGAGGTTTTGCTGGCGCTGCTACTACTAATAGCACTACATTGACCATTGACGACACGTCTGGCGCAGGTGGGTCTGCTCCTGCAGGGCTTGCTGTCGGTCAAATGATCACTGGTGCTGGTATTCCACAAAACACCTTTATTACTGCTGTTTCCGGTGGTACACTAACCTTGAGCAAAGCTGCTACAGTTGCTGGTGCTACTGTTGCTTTGAAAGTATACGAGGAAGTTTTGACTTCTAGTTATACTCTTGAAACAGGTGCTTCTGCTCCTGATACCAATGACGCAATGTTGGTTTTGACTGGTGCCTATGTTGACACTACATTTGGCAACTGCTCTTTCTCTCCAATGGACCACTATGAGCTGGAGCCTATTCACATCTACGCATCTGTTGTAGATACAGAAGGCAATCCTTGCGAAACTTCTTGTTTTGAAGTGGCTGAATTACAAGGTGGTTATCAAGGCAAAGGCTTTGGTGAAACATTGATTCGCGAACTCATTCTTTCTAAGCGTTATGCCCAGGAGCCATTCCAAACTGATCCCCGCATGCGCGAAGTATTGGATGACACTACATTGTCTGATTTGAGCCGCAGTACTCGTTACTTTGCTTATCACATTCTGCACAGTGTACCCCGCACAAGCAACCCATCTGGAATGATGGATGCTGACCAGTATTTGGTAAAAGTTGTTGTGTCTGCTCGGAGCACTCCTTTTGAGACCTACATGAACGCTTTGCTAACCAGTGCCGGCAATCACGTACAACTTGCAGTACAGCTTTAAGGCTTACAAACAATTGTAATTGCAAAAAGGAGGCGAAGGGTCAATTCTCTTCCCTCCTTTTTTGCTTTTACCCTAAAAATTTTGTAAATTCTAATGTAGAGGTTTTATCATGGCAACTATTAGACACACACTTGCACTAGACATTCCTGACACAGCATGTGACACCATTCTTCGCGTTTGGGATGCGTCTGTGTATGGCCAGGGTCTTGATGTAGACTGCCCACGACTAGATATATGGCTACCAGGTTTTTTAGTGCCAAAGTACTACACTGAATTGCAGCCTGATTTTGTCAAAAACCTTAATGCTAAAGATCTTGGATTGCAGCATCCTTTAGCTGAAACACCACTTAGTCTTCCTGATGGCTTGTATAAAATTCGTTATAGTGTGTCTCCAAATGACAAAGTGTTTGTAGAGTATCATCACTTGAGGACTACCAATATCATGAACATGTACTATCAGGAAATATGCAAGGTTCAGCTTGAGCCTTGTGAGCCTGGTCCAGAACAACATCAAAAGCTTCATGATCTGCGTTACATCAAAATGTACATAGACGCTGCTAAGGCAAAAACAGAGTATTGTCATGCTCCTAAGCAGGGTGTAGACATGCTGGCGTATGCTGAAAAACTTTTAAGGTCTTATATGACAGGTGCTTGCTTGTCATGTCATAACCAGTAATCAATAACCAACAACCAACAAAAATATGTGCCCAAATTGTCACACAAAACTTTCTTGCAGTTGTCAGTTGAAAACTGCATCAAACGGAACTCAAGTTTGCTCAAATTGCATTACTGCTTATGAGCAAAGTTTAAAGCAAATTGAGAATAAGAGTTCTTCAGACAGCTTGCAAAGTATTTATCCTCTTAAGACAACATCCTAATGAACCTGGCATCTGTTAGCATTAATAGACTATTTGCTGATGCCGTTTATGCTGCATACAGGAAGAAGCGTTACGGCATTAAAAAATGCAGGGTAACGTATAGCGCTGACATGTTGAGTGATCTCAAAGAGATTCATAAAAGAGCGTTAGAGATGAAATCTTGTGACAGGAACTTTTGTTGTGGGCTTTCTACCATTGAAGAAAAAATTAAGACTTTGTAATGATACCTGTCAATACTAATACTTCTGTAAAGGCAAAGGACGCATGCATGCCTGTGTCATCTACATGTGTTATCTGGAATGGTCCAGACATACCTTGCATTAATCTTTGCCAAGGAGATTCTATTGACATTGTGTTGCATCAACTTGCTGAACTACTTTGTGAGAGCACAACAGGTGTTATTGATGTGACGTCTCTTGACTTTGCATGTCTTGTTGAACAAAATCAGCAAAATCCTGATACGTTACTTGAAGTATTGCAGGCTTTGATAAACAAAATCTGCGATATTGAAGATAATTGCTGTGGTGGTGAAGTAGGACCTGCACCGGTTACACCAATACCACTGCCGTCATGTCTTTATTTCACCCAAAATGGAGATCAGGTAACCCAGTTACTTCCAAACGCGTACAGCGCATATCTTGCTGACAGGATATGCACAATACTTACTACCATTGCGAGTGTACAGTCAGCGCTTACATCTCTTACCACAAGAGTTACAGCTATTGAAAATACGTTGGAGGGAATAGGAGGGGGGACTCCTGCGAGTATAACAGTTACTACACAGTGTGCAAGTGGCAACTCGCCAGGGTTGGTACTTCCTATTGCACAAGCTTTTTCTAATTTTGAGCAAAAATTTTGCCAGCTGCATTCTGTGCTAGGCAGTCTTTCATCATTAAACGCTGCCATCAACCTGGAATGTCCAGATCTTGACCAAGCTAATCAGCTCTGCGACACAGAGCAGACAATGTCTCAGTTGCCTGGTTGGGTGTCAAATCCAACCACTATTGCTAGCACAATTGTCAACATGTGGTTAACTATCTGTGACATGCGTTGCGCAATGCAAAATTTGATTGGTGGAGGCGGTACAGAATGTGTGCCACTTCCTCCTACTAACGTGCAAATTGCTGAACTCTATGCAAATGGTTGCAAGGTTACATGGAATCACCCACAAACAGGTTCTTTTGAAGATCCTGTTGCTTATGAAGTTACAATAACAGAGTGGAATGGAACAACTACTGTTGGCGCTCCAATTGCTTCTGCTCAGTTAAGTCATCCTGCAACAGAGTTTATATTTCAAAACTTAAACGCGGATCCTGTCAAAAATTACATTGTTGAGGTTTATGCGGCTTACAGTTGCGGTGATTCTTCAAAAGCATTTGTTGTGGGTAAGGTAAAACTAAGCTCAATTCAGTACATATTGAATGTTGCTGATCAAGCAACTACTGCACAAATTACATACCCTTGCGATAATCATCAGAATTTGCCTGCAATACAGCGAGCTACAACAATTACATTGTACAATCCTGCAAATAATCAAGTAGCTATAAACAACGGAGTATCAATTACAGCAGTGTTGAGATTTGCTGTTACTGGTGATTGTCCCAACTCTGCTACAGAAGATGTTTCAGTAAACATTCTTACTGGACAGTCTTCAGCAACATACACTTACATTGGAGAGCGTATGGTAAAATGTGGTCAAGATCCCTGCACGCCAGAGATCAAAGCATTCCTTTGTGTTGTTTCGCTCAGTTCTACGGCTGTAGCATTACATCCTTCAGTTCCTTTATGTCAGCCACCTGCAAACGAATAATAAAATGTATCCTAATCAAAATTGTCAGCCTTGTCAGCCTGAGTGTCCTCCAGTAGAGGTTCCATTGCCACCTGCTTGTACGGGAGAACCATGCGAGGAGGTAGTTACAGGTCTTTGCGTAAAGTACACAGGGCCAAATATACCATGTGTAGGTATTACAACTAATATGACATTTAATCAGGTAGTGCAGCTTCTTGCAGCAAAAATCTGTGAATGTTGTGAGGGCGATCCTCCGCCACCACCTTCTTGTCCTGCTCCAGTGTCTCTTACAGCTTCTGCTGTACAGTAATATTATTTCAAAAAATTTAAAATCATAAACACTTATGTCAAACATCTCAATTAGTTGGACTCCAGGTGGAGGCTCCAATATTACTGGTCAGCAGGTTCAACGTAAGACACCTTCTACCAGCTTTACAACAATAGCAACTGTTGGACCAACTGTAAACAGCTATACTGACACTACAGTTCTTGACAATGTAGTTTACATTTACAGAGTTTTGTCAATTTGCACAACTGGAGGCCCTACTGCTGGAAATGAAGACTGTTCAGGAGGACTGGTTTGCCCCGCAGGAATTACTGCAACTCCCTCTGGAAATGTTGTTACATTTTCTCTTCCTGCGCTTGGAGACGGTGTGCAATATGATGTAGTAAGAATTTATCAAGGTCCAAATACATCAAGTCCGTTGGTTCATACACAAACATTGAACATAAATGGTCCAACAACATTTAATGTAACACTTTTATATTCAACATCTTACTTCTATCAGGTTGTCTTAGAAGCACCTTCATGTCCTGAAATGTTCACTCTCATCTGTGGTGGAAACTGCACAACTGGCCCTCAACCCACATGTCCTGCTCCAACAAATTTGACAGCTGTTCTTACAGACTAATGTACAATATTTGAACTATGCCAACGCCACAACTTAATATCAATTTTACACCTGTTGCTGGTGCGACAGGGTATACAGTGTGTCATAGACCACAGATAACACCTTTGCCAACATATGAATGCACTTCTGTAAACGCAGTTGGTCTTACTCTACCTATTGTTGTTACATCATACAACAATAATAGTCTTCAGTATAGTACCAATTATGATGTAACGGTGCAGGCTATTTGTAATAATGGTTTGTCAAGTTCTGTTGTGTCAGCAATGGCGTTAAAAATAGAACCTCAACCTCCAACAGGTTTTTGCTATGATGTTAATCTTTTTCAAGAAATAACTCAAGTGTACCCTGGATCTCAGATTCGATACACTCCTCCTGGAGGATCTTTGACAAACGTAGACATTTCTGTCTTGCCCTATAACATGAATGGGTTTTATCAGATTAATCTTTGCAGTGAAACACCTGTCATAACTGTTGATAACCAAGGAAACCCTGTTACATACACAACAAACGGGTCAGGAATAACAGGAGGCTCTGTGGTTTGTACTCAATCAACTGATTGTGGACAGCTTCTGTACAATGTGCATACTAACGTAGGTCTTGGAAATGGTAGTGAAGCATGCAGTAACCAAAATCAAACTGTCTACTCTAACTGTCCTATGTTTGGAATTTCACATGTGGGCTGCTGCCTTTATTACGATAACGCTGGGCAAGTGCCTGTTACAGGAATGACAAAGTTCTGGATTAATGGGGTGCTATATGATTTAGACCCTACTCAAGGATGCATCATAGGACCTGCTGCAGTTCAGTGTTAACACGAAAAAAAATATCATTGCACTGGTTTGTTGGTTTTCCAGTAATATGATGAGGGAGCCCCTGGTCAAAAGCCAGGGGTCTTCTTTTTTATTGACAGAAACAACTTCTACAAAACATTTGTAAATTTGTAGACCTTGCTAACTTAACCCTACCCTTATCCTATGAACATCATTGAAGCAGTTTATCATAGCCTGAAGCGCAAAAAATCAGCTGATATTGAAGCTGAACGTTTGGGTATTCCTTTGAGCCAGTATCAAAAAGTAAGAAATGAGATCATCACAGTGGTCAACAAAGTAGGCCAACAGATGGATGATATCATCTTAAAACTGGTACAAAACAATCTTTCTGGCGCTAAATCAGAGCTTTCTGCAGAAGAACAGCTTTTTGAAATGGAACAGCAGCTGGGCATTACAGGTAATATTCGCTATCACGTATCTAAACCTACTTCTGTGGTGGAAGTACATGAGGACCTGGAAAGCGGTACCTCCAAGATCACCGGTATCTCTGCTACAGAGCCGCGCAGTGCAGAAGAGATCATCAAGATTCTTAAGATAGATACTACCAAATGGAAACTGTCGCAGTACTGGAACAAAGAAAAAGGCACTAAGTGGCTGGTATCAGCCCTGGTGACTAGGATCCCACAGGCAGAGCAGGTACAGAACAACTTTTTAGAACTGCTCTCAGAATACAAACTTCCTCAGTTTCAGCCCATTGACCCCGCAGCTTTTTGGATCAACGCCATGTCGCCAGAAAGAGTTTGCGGGGTTCTTTCTTTGCAGGATCTGCATTTTGGCAAAGTGGGCAATGAAGACATGGGTGAGATCCTAAAAAACTCCATTGAGTACCTGGTGGCCAAAGGTTATAAGAACTACATGATGGAAAAAGTGATCATGATCATTGGTCCTGACACGCTCAACATGGATACGTTTTCTGGAACTACTACCAAGGGTACACCGGTAGAGAACTCAGAAATGGCCACAGAGGCGTATTTAAAAGCCTTTGAAGCGCTGGCATGGACGATTGCTCATGTCAGACAGTTTTGTGAGAACCTTGAGGTGGTCTTTATTTCAGGGAACCACGACAGACTGTCTTCTTTTCACCTGTTGCACGCGCTGTCACAGACATTCAAAGAATGGCCCAATACAGTGTTCAATATTGACTACGCAGAACGAAAAGTGATCACCTACGGGGACAACATGCTTTGTTTTGAACACGGGGACGTCACTGCCAAGAACAACCCTTTGGTCTATGCTGTAGAGTATCCCCAGCAATGGGGTGCTTCCAGGCACCGCATGCTCTATATAGGACACTATCATGGACGCAAAACCAAAGAGTTTATCACAGAAAACGAAGAACATGGATTTGTTTCCAGGATCATACCTGCATTGACCAACTCAGACTATTATCATTATCACAACAAGTTTGTAGGCAACAAGCGTTCAGCACTATTGCACCTGCATGAAGCTGAGAAGGGTCTGATATCAGAGTTTGTGTACACTGTGTAATTTGTAGACCAAACATGCACAAAATGTCCATTTTTTTACGTAAATTCTTATTGTAAGGCGACTATGAAAGACGCAAAAAAGCTTGATCTCCACGCGCCTCGTTTCAGAAGAATTGCTGAAGGAACCCTTAATAGAGAGTTTATCAGCATTATTAGAGAAAGTATACCTGCTGCTAAGAATCTGACAGCTGCTGAAATTAAAGAAATTATCAGCACTTTCAATGGGGTGATGTGGCAAATGGTAGTGGACAAGCGTGATGGGGTAGAAATCCCAGAGCAAATTGGGCATCTTTTTATAGGAACTTGTCCTCCTAAGAAGCACAAGAATGTGGACTACAAAACCACACTTGAGTACATGAAGGTCATTCAGCACCGCAACTGGGAAAGTGACCAACATCTTGCCAAGATATTCTTTACTACTTATGGGACTAAGTATCGCTTTAAGAACAACGAGCTCTATGGTTTTGTGCCTACCAGAGATTTTAAACGTACTGTAGGAAAGACCTATCCTGAAAGATGGAAACAGTATGTGCAGGTAGACCCTAACATGAAAATGGCAGGGCTTTATCGTTCATTGCAATATCACATGGATAGACAAGAATCAGCAAAAGCGCAGGTTGATACATACAATGAGTTTGAACTTTAAGAAAAATGATTACTATATCAGAAGCTGTATCTAGAGTACGTAACCTCATAAAAGCTGTAAAGCAAGATGCTTTTGTGACTGACAGGTTTTTGTATTCGCTGATCATGAAGCATGCAAAACTTTTAATGCGTCGTCAGGATAATCTGAACCGCATTATGAAGTTTAACTCTGTTTTTCAAGTGCTTGACTTTGTTGAACTTATAGAAGTTGACCGGGCTCAAGCTGATTGTCACTGCATTACTTCAGACTGTTACATTAAACGCACCAAAGAAAAGCTTCCAGCAATGATAGAAGGTTATTATGGACCTCTAATTAGGTCTGTAACCTCTATTGATTTTTCTGAGGAACTCACTCCTACTTTTCCTACTACTTATGAGCAGATGAGTCGCCAAAAAACCTTTAAGTACAACAAAAAGAAGTACTACTGGTTTCTTAATGGTTATCTCTACTTTCCAAATCTTGAGTGGGATGCAATACGTATAGAAGGTGTATTTGAAGGTGACATTAGCCAATATAATTGCACAACTTCTGACAATTGTGTTTCTGTTCAGAATAAGACTATCAATGTTCCTGAATTTTTGTTTTCAGAAATTGAACAACTTGTCTTGAGAGATCTTGGAGTAATGCTTCAAATACCTCAGGATACTCAGCAAGATAACAGACACGTGGCACGATAAACAAGTTAAGCAATGATGACTGAAGTACAATATAGAAACTTTGACGATGTTCTTGACAGTGTCAGGATTGATCTAAGAGGCTTTGATCTTGAGGGTATGATTGATGCTCAACAGCTTATCAAGGTTGCTATAAGAGTGAATTATGAGCTTGGCCTTAGGGTTAATCCTTCGCGTTCAAAAGCTATAGAGATACACAAAGGCAAGGGTAAATTGCCTAACGACTTTTACGTACTCAACTTTGCGATGCTTTGCGAAGGACATAACGTGCATGACATAGAGCATCCTGACAAAACAAAAACTTATACAGAAGGATTGCTGGAAGGTGCTGCTATGGGTCAACAGTCTGCGTTTTATGCACTTGGAAACGTGGTACAGCAACAGACAGTTATTCAAACGCTTGCGCCTGGTGTCAACAACATTAGTCATGGTTTAAACTCTCAGAACCTTATAGTGCAAGCTATAGGGCCTGATGATACTATTCTTTCATTCAACATACTTACACCAACTACGTCGCTGCTTCAAATTATTTCTGATGCTCCTGTCAGTATCTCTAATGCTAAGATTATCATCATGGCATCAAGACCTGTTTTTACAGGAGTAAATTCAGCTGTCATTGAGCAGGATCATGATGGAAAGCACATTATGGCATATAACACGCCAGGAAGACGACATACTTACAATGTGCTTACACCTATGCGCATTGAAAAATCCAAAAGTGTATCACCAGACTGCATCAATATTAACAGTAATGACTGGCATACAGCTGTTATAAAGAATGGTTTTTTGGTGACCAACTTTGATGAGGGTGTTGTGTACATAAACTATCAGTCTTTAATGGAGGATGACGATGGAAACCTTATGGTGATGGATCATCCTTTAGTGAACGAGTTCTATGAATATGCAATCAAACAGCGCATTTATGAGAACCTGTACATTAGTGGTGAAAATGTGGCAAATTTCATGCAACTAGTAGAGCAAAGACTCAGGGCGGCCAGAAATAATGCACTATCCTTTGTTAATACACCAGATTTCAGAGAACTTAAGCAGGTGTGGGAAATGAACCGCAAGGCTCAATACCACAAGTACTACAACATGTTTAAGAGATAGCGCAATGGCCAGTAAGATATTTAAGCGCAAAATACCTGTTTCAATTTACAGCAGGTACGCAAATCTTTGTGTTGTAAAGAACATGGAAGATATGCAGGCTCAACTTGACAAGAAGTGCAACGGAATGATAGACGTGATGGACGCAGACGGTGTTGTTTTTGAGTTGTTTAGTTCTAAAGGGCATGAATATTACATAGTTCTGGTTGAAGAACAGCTTTCTCACAATCTCATTGCGCACGAGGTTTTTCACCTTGCTGTAAAGATGACTTCTGACATTGAAATAAAAGATGAAGAGTCTACAGCATGGCTTATAGGATATCTTACAGAAGAAGTATACAAGGTGTTGAAATCTAAAAACTACAACATCAAAGAACAATGAGCGAGAACTTTAGCAAAAGCAGTGTAACTGAGACGAACAGTTTTCACAAAGGTATGGTCAAAGACTATACTGACATTTATATGTCAGAGGGGCTTTGGCTTAACGCTGTGAATGCTATCAACAACTCTCATTATGGAGAGTCAGGCTCTATTGGAAACGAACCTTCTAATGAGTTTTGTGCTACTGTTCCTTACAGCATTATAGGTTTTGCCAATATTTCTCAGACCCGCTGGGTGATATTTTCTACCAATGACAGTTCTTCAGAGATAGGAATTTTTGATGAAAGTGACTGCAGTTACTCGTTAGTTGTTAACGCAGCATGTCTTAATTTCAAAAAAACACACATGATTAGTGCAGTAGTCAAAGGTAACTATGACTGTACTACTTCTGTATATTTTGCAGACAACCTGAATCCTGATCGTGTTCTGAATCTTGATCGTGTGCCATACAAGGTAATAGGAGATGCAAATCCTGATCCTAATTGCTATGAACCACTTTATTCAGAAGAGCTGGACTGTGACGCGTTAAGACTTCATCCTTTGGTTACACAACCTTGTGTGAATGTTAGCAAGGCTCAAGGTGCCGGTCAGCTGAACAATGGTAGTTATATAGCATGTGTAGCTTATTCTGAAAATGGAGTGCGTCTTACAGACTATTCTATTCCAAGCAATCCCCAAGCTATTTGGGATCACTCAGGTATTGGTGGTTCTATTGACATTACTGTTACAAATCTTGACCAGAATTTTGAGGAATATGAATTGGTAGTAATAGCTGTTGTCAACCAACAGACTATAGCCAAAAAGATTGGATATTACTCTATACGACAAAGCAAAGTTACGCTTGATCTGTTTTTGCAAAGTCTGCCAACAGTTGACATTGGTCAGATACCACTTAAATCTGTGGTATATGAGAAGAGTGAAAAAATGTTTGAGGTAAACGACTATCTCATCAGAACTGGTGTTACTACACAACCATATTTTAACTATCAGCCTTTAGCAAATCAGATTAGAGCTTCATGGGTAGCCGCTGAGTATCCTGCTGACTATTACTGGGGTGGAGGAAATACTGTTGGTTACATGCGAGATGAAGTGTACCCATTTTTTATACGTTGGGTATACAGAACTGGTGCGCGTTCAGCATCTTATCATATACCAGGACGTGCAGCTAATTCACTTGACACAACTACTGTTTCTGGTCCAGACTTACTGACACCTTCTCAAAACAAGGTGTGGCAGGTGTATGATACTTCTACAAGGTACAACGCCGGTGGAACAACAGCTGATGGCGGCGTTATTATTGCTAAGGGTGACATGGCATACTGGGAGTCTACAGAGCGTTATCCTGATGACAAAGAACCTGTTTGGGACACATTATGTGGCAAACCTATTAGGCACCACAAAATGCCTTCTAATGAAACAATTCACATTCACAATCAAGGAGGTACAAAAATTATCGTTCTTGGTGTTGAGTTTTACAATATTGCGCACCCTGTAGATGAAAACAATCAGCCAATAACAGACATTATTGGTTATGAGATTCTGAGAGGTTCGCGTGAAGGCAACCGTACTATTGTTGCAAAAGGCTTGTTTAACAACATGCTGGAGTATAATCTTGCAGGTAACAACTCAAGAAAAGGCCTTATTCAGAACTATCCTTATAATGATCTGCGTCCAGATAACTTTCTGACAGATGATTATTCTGTTTTAGATAGTGGCAGTGCTAACTCAGGCACAATTGAATCAGCATCAAAGCTCTCTAACTACAAAAGAGATATTTTTTCTTTTCACTCTCCTGAGACAAATTTTGTAAAACCTTACCTGGGTGGAAACTACGTAAAGCTTTACACAGAAGAGAGAGGCACTGTAACAGGCCGCTATGAATTTCCAGACAAACACCCCAAACATGTATTGCTTTCAGACGGAGCTTTTGCTATTGCAGCAGTTGTTGGAGCTGGTATAGCGCTACTAAATGCTCTTGGTAAAACAACTTATTCAGGTACAGTTGAAGCAGGAGTTGTAGTTGCAGGTGTTTCTACAGGATCTTCAACAGAGTCTGGACCTGCTACTATTATACCTGCGCTTATCGCAGGAGCAGTTCAAAATCCTGTAGGCGCTGGTGTTAATATTATTGGTGTTGGACTATTGGCAGCAAGCAGTCTTTACTATTTTGGTCAAGGAATAGACCAGGTTTTAGAAGTTTTGAGAAACTTGTCTAAAGATCGCCAGTACATGCTGCAGTACAATTCTCATGGATTTTACTCTAGTTTTTCTAATGTGAGTAATAGTTCTGTGCCAGGAGGATTACAGAAGTCTATTAGACGTCGAATTGTACCATCATCTGCCAAGTATGTAGGATCAGGCTTGCACGATTTTGATGCAACATATAGGATTAACAATCTTAATCGCAACAAGTATGTAGCATTAAAACTTTTATCAACTGTGTCAGACCCTGTGAGTGGACAAGATAATACAAAGCATAGAGTAAAAGATGGTGGTGTTACTCACCGTGAACCTTTGAAAAATGAAATCACCACAACTACTGTTGCTTATTACGGTGCTGTAAAGGTAGATTTTCAAAACCAATATGGTCAGTTAAGTTTAGTTGTACAGCTTCCTACAGGATCATGTGTGTTTTTAACCTCAAGTGAAACAGAGCAAAAATTTATATCAGGTCCAATTTTTGGCGGAGATGTGTACATAAATCGTTACACAGAAAAGAATCCTTACATGTTCTTTAACACCTGGATGTATGACATGCCAAATAGGACTGAGTATGATTATCGCAACTATGTTAATGGTCCTGCACCACGCTATTGGGTTAATTTTGAGAAGTATGACGCACAGGACTTTAACATAAGCGTTTTTCCAAATGGTATTTTTACATTACCTATAATTGATGTTAACACACCAAGTGACTTTCATCGCTTAGATCGTCCAAGTTCTATAACAGGGGTTTTGACAGTAAGAAATAGTTATGCGTATTTGTTTCACAATGGCGTGAGAGATTTCTTTACAGAGAGTGAGCTAAACATGGCGTACCGCGACTATGGTCAGGAACCTTATGAGAAATTCTATGATGTTTATGGAAACTCCTTTAATGATTTGAGCACAATGTTCAGATCTGATCTTATTACAAAACCAATCTTTTTTAAGTATGACTTATCTCTCAGCGCATCAAAACTTTTCAACAACTTTGCATCCTGGGCTTCTATACTCCCCCGTGACTACGACCCTAGGCTATACACCACATGCTTTGAATATTACCCTGATAGAGGAATATACTCCCTCCAACAGCAGTCTGGACTTAGACGAGATAATTGGAGAAATTATCTTGCGCTTAACTACAAAGACTTCTCAGGAAAAATAAGTACAATTAAGAATCTTAATGCTACAGGCGCTATGATTCTTTTTGAGGATGCTGAACCTGTAATGTTTGTAGGTGTAGATCAGCTTCAGACAACAGGGGGTGTCAAACTGACCATTGGTGATGGAGGTCTGTTTCAAGGAAACATGCAAGCCATTGTTAATGCTGATGACACCATTGGATATGCAAGTAGCATATCATCTAGAGCAGCGGTTAACACACCTCACGGTTTATTTTTTGTTTCACAGCAGTCTGGTAAAATCATGCAGTATGCTGGAGGAATAACAGAAATTTCACGCAATGGCATGAAATTTTGGTTTAATGAAAATCTTCCTAGCAAGTTTTTAAAAGCATATCCTGAGTACCCATATTATGACAACCCTGTTGTAGGTATTGGTGTACAAGCTGTATATGATCCACAATATGAACTTGTGTATTTTACAAAGCGTGACTATGTGCCGTTGAGAAACGACCTGCTGTTTGATGATCCTTCAGGTGTGCCTTACTTTGTGACTGTGTCTGGTTCTGGAAACAATCCTGTAATCACCAAAACTTTTTGCACTTTTGACAATCCTGCTGTATTCAAGCCTTGTCACTGGACAGTGAGTTATGATCCTAAAAATAAGCAGTGGATAAGTTTTCATGATTGGAAACCAACTCTGTTAATACCTTCCTTTAGACATTTTCTTTCAGTCAAAGACAACGCTATTTGGAGGCACAACAACCGCTGGGATAGCTATTGCAATTACTATGGCACAAACTACGCATGGGAAATTGAGTATCCTGTAGTTACGCCAAACGCTGTAACCACGCTTAGAAGTGTAGAATACACCTTGGATGTTTACAAGTTTTACAATGACGGGAAAGATTTTCATCATGTTATTGATGAGAATTTTGACAGGGCTGTGCTTTACAATTCTGAGCAGATTTCAGGACTTCTTAAATTAAGAATTAAAGGCAAGAATGCTCCTTTAGACTTGGTCAACTACCCACAAATTTCTACCAGTGGTATAGAGATTCTGTTTTCAAAAGAAGAAAACAAGTATAGGTTTAATCAGTTTTGGGATGTTACAAAAGATCGCGGTGAGTTTAGCACTTCGCGCACTTCTATGTGGAACACAGAGTGCGCTGGTGTTCAGAAGATTATCAACCCTGACTACATTGATTACTTTAAGTCACCACTTGAACACAAGAAGTTTCGTCACTATGGTAACAACATTATCTTGCGCAAAAATGTCAGCGGTGACAAAAAGATGGTATTAAAACTCACAAATAGCAAGCACATCAACAGCTCAAGGTGATGAAAAATAGCAAGGATATACTCATGAAGTTTATATCCACTCAAGGGTATAAGCGCAATAGTCCTGATGTTAACAGGCCACTAAATGTTATTCCTTCTGGTAGAATAACCATGCAGGATGTTGACTTTCCTGTGAGAGGTGTTGATAACTTAGGTAATGAAATGTTCATGGTACCTGGAGGAGAGTATTTCTTTCCAGGCGATTATGTTGTAGAAACACCTATGATGCAACGTGGTGGGCAAACCAACAACGACCGTGAAATGGTAGAGGGTATTGCTGATATCCTTACCATGGTAAAAGATCCTGTAAACCGTCGCCAGATTGCAGCAGAAATGGTGCGTGACTTCAAACGCGAAGGTGTAAAGTATGACCTTCAGGAGTTTCAGAAGATGGCTCAGGTGCGCATGCAAGGTGGCGGCCAGCTTACCATGGAAGATCTTAGACAAAGGGCTTTGGCACAATCTGCGCCAAGAGTAGACAACACCAGGATTGTTTCTCAAAAACGTATTGTAAAACAAGAAGCAGAAAATCCTCTTGACATATTTCCTTTTGTTAAAAACGTTGGTATAGATACAGGTATTGATCAGATACCATACGCAAGTGTTATGATGGGTGCCAAAGCGCTGAATCAAGGAAGACCTTGGACAGCACTAAGTGAGTTTGCAAAAGTTCCTTTGGGATGGATTGGAGATGCTGGTATAAATGCACTTCAGGAAAATCCTACAAAATACAGTATTAATGCATTAGAAGATAGTGTGATACCTTTTGCAAGACTGGTTAAAGGTGCAAATTTTGGAACAGGTGAGTCTATTGTCACTCGTGTAGGCAAACAAATTATGTCAAGTGGTGAAAAACCTGATTCAAAATGGTATGCACGCAGCTTTAACTTGCCAGGACTTTATGAAGCTGCGAAAACTTATGGTGTAGACAACAACACTTTTACAAAATTTGTTGAAGACAACTGGGAAAATGCAGGTGGTGACTACAAGCAAATACTTGAGTTAGCAAAAACAAATTTACTTAAAAAACAAAAAGGTGGTCAGCACGGTGGACTGGATCGTTGGTTTGCTGAAAAGTGGGTAGACATCAAAACAGGCAAAGAGTGTGGAAGACAAGAAGGTGAAAAGCGCGCGGGTTATCCTGCGTGCAGACCCTCAAAACGCGTCTCAGAAGACACACCCAAGACAACTTCTGAACTAAGCAGTTCAGAAAAAGAAAAGTTCAAGCGTTCTAAAACTTCAAGTGAAAGAATCTCCTACCAGCATAAGCGTAAGCAGGATGGTGGAGAGTGGCTTGACAAGTATGAGAATACAAAGGGAAACAGACAGAAGGTTGACCAACTTTTTGGTCCACCTGCTGCCGGCAACGTAGACTATGTTCCTGCAGTAGAATCTGTAGTGGGAGGTTTTTCAGCAGGTCTTGCAAAAAGTGCATTAGCGCCTGTTGTAAAGTCAAACTTACAAAGTCTGCAAAAGTACATGGAGATGCAAGATAGTCCTTTTGCAAAAATTGATCTTCCTGTTTTTAATGAGGCAAAGAACTGGTTAAACAAATATGACGAAGGTGGCGCTATTTATACTGTAAAAAAAGGTGATACTTTGAGCAAAATTGCAGCTGAAAATAAAACCACTGTTAACAAAATTGTTCAGGCCAACAACATTAAGAATCCAAACATTATAGGCATTGACCAAAAACTTGTTATTCCTCAAGGTTCATCTGTAAACAATGCGCAAACAGGTAGTACTCAATATGTAGATTGGAGTGAAAAAAAGAAAAATCTTGACAGACTTAACAATTTACCTGATGAGCAACTGATAACAGGATTTTATAGCGACAAACCTGAACAAACATATCTTGTTGTAGACAAGAAAAACGCACAAATGAAAGTCTATAAAGGAGATAAGGTTGTAAAAACCTATGAAGTGGGTGTAGGCGCAAATCCTGGAGATGCTCAAACTGTAACAAAAATAGTTAATGGTAAAGCTGATTGGAGTGCTGGCAACAAATCAACAGGAGCTGGTGCATACACTATCTCAAACATTGATCCCGCAAGTAAGGCATATTATGGCCTTCCATCTTTTAATTTGAAAAATGACAGAGGCATAGAAGTTGCAACTACTATTCACGGAACACCTGCAGGAAGAAGGTCAAGATTTGACAATAATAATGTGGAAGACAACAGAATGAGCTATGGTTGCATTAATGGAAAATGTTTTGATCTGAAAGATTTACAACAGCATGTAGATATTGAGACACCTGTTTATGTATTACCTGAAGATGAAGGAAATCGTTTTCAAATTGTAGATGGAAAACCTGTTCTCAAGGTATCTGCTCAAAATCGCGCCAAATACAATAGTTACGTTGATGCTACAGGAAAAGTACAAAAAGGGCAAGGAGCAAATCAAAGTGTTAATACACTTTCATACAGTCCTATAAAAGCTGTTTTTGATGAAAACAAATTTAAAGAGAAAGTATTTTCTTGGAATGATTTAAATGATGAAAAAGAATATGTGCAAACAACAAAACCTTTTTACAATGCTTTAGTGAAGTACAAACAAAGCATTATGAAAAATGCAAAAATTCCTTCAGATGTGTATAATGAACTTGCGCGAATGGCATTTGGCATTTATGGTACAGAATCTAATTTTGGAGACACTCACAGTACTGTTGGAAATTTTGCAAGAGCTAGTGCTAAATTCATAGATTCTAAAAACTCAAGTTCGCCAGACTACAAGTCAAAAGCTACTACTTATGGTGCAAACGAAGATTCAAGAAGTGTTGGTTTGACACAAATACGATGGAACTATTTGAATAAAGATGAAAAACAGGTTCTAAATTCTTTAGGTATTACATCAAACATGGATTTTATGGATCCTGAAAAAGCAGCAATAGGTACTGTTGCATTGTTAGGTGTAAGATATAATCAGCAGTTAACAGATGATCAAAAACGCGATATTTGGTCACACTTACCAAGTAAATGGAACAGGCGTGGAAATTACAGTGATCGTGTAAAACAAAATGCAAGCTATCTTAATTTTAAAGAAGCAACCAATAAACGTCAAACAGGTGGTCAGACAAATTGGTTGGACAACTATACCGACTAAGTACCGACTAAGTACCGACTAAGTACCGACTAAGTAACAATTAAGTACCGACTAAGATGAAAGCACAATTTTTAAAAATAGCTGGTGTAAACTCTGAAAAAGAGTTTTACCAAAAGTATCCTACGGAAGAGTCATTCTTTGCTGCACATCCTGAAGCAAACATGATGAAAAATGGTGGCAATGTGCCCACCAATCCTGAACTGTGGAGCAGGGCAAAAGCTGCTGCCAAAGCAAAGTACGACGTGTACCCTTCAGCTTACGCAAATGGTTTTGCTGCCAAGTGGTATAAAGAACGTGGTGGTGGATGGCGCAAAGCAGAAATGGGTGGTTGCATGGAATGCGGTGGACAGATGTCTCAAGGTGGTCCTATTGCAGAATACAGTGTAAACCCAATGGAGATGTTTTACCAGGAGGGTGGTCAAAATGACCAAATGTATCAGAGTGGTCAGGAACAACCTGACTTGAGTGCTACAATTGGTGAGATTTCAAAGATGATCATGCAGGGCGATGACCCCAACGAGATCTATGGCATGCTTATAGAAAACGGTGTGGAAGAAGACTATGCTCTAGACATCTTAGAAGAAGCCATGGAAGGTCTTGAAGAGACAGACATGGAAGAAGAAGATGTTCCTATGAACAATGATGAAATGCAGGAGTTTGAAGACCAAGAAGAGCAAATGATGCAGGAGCAAGTTGCAGAAGATGATGAAGAACTTTATTCTATAGATTCTGCAGAAAAAATGCGTGATGGTGGTTCTATCAAAATTAATCCTGCTAAAAAAGGTACTTTCAAAGCACAGGCCACCAAAATGGGCATGAGCGTACAGGAAGCTGCAGACTACATTTTGCGTCACAAAGAAAAGTACTCACCTGCTATGGTAAAGAAAGCAAACTTTGCTAAAAACTTTGCTAGAGAACTTGGTGGTGAAATTTATGATTTGACCCAGTATAAAGACGGCGGTGGCATTCCTCAGCGCTACCGTACTATGGGTTTCACAAAAGTAGGTGCTAAAAGAAAGTCAACGCGTCCTGGTAAAAAGTGGATGGTGCTTGCAAAGAAAGGTGACCAGTACAAGGTGGTGCATGGTGGTTGGAAGGGCATGAAAGATTTTACACAACATCGCAATCCTAAACGCAAAGAGCGTTTTTGGGATCGCATGGGTGGTAGAGATTCTTCAAAAGCAAAGGATCCTTTTTCTCCGCTGTATTGGCACAAGCGTTTTGGCACCTGGGCAGAAGGTGGTGAACCTCAGAATGCAGGTTTTCAGGCACTACCAGAAGCAGTTCAAAATAAGATTTTGAGAAACATGGCTCAGCAGGGTGGTGCAATGACTACAAGTTATGAGAACACTCTTGCAAATCTCACTCCAAATGCTTTGAATAAAAATCTTGTGACTGCAAACACCTTGGCTGATCCTCGCAATATGATATGGGCATTACCAAATAGAGGATTTTTAGGAACACTTAAAGGTATTGCAGGAGCTGCTGCAGGTCTTTCTGGAGCAGCATTAGGTTACAGTAAACTGCTTGGTGTAAACAATAATCCTTATAGTCAAACTGTAAAATTTCAAGCAGGTGGTCAAAAAGCTAAAACATTTCAAGAATGGGCTGCAGAAAATCCTGTATTTAGACGTAATGATATTGCAGGTTATCAGAACTACTTAAACTCTTTTATAGGTTCTTTGAACATTAGTGCTCCTGAAGGACAATCGCCAAGAACAAGTTCTGTAACACCTATGACACCTTTGTCTGTTTCACAAGTATCTGCGCCTGAATTATCTAATTCAGGAATTGCAATGCCTCAGATTGCTCCTCCAAACATGTTTCAGCAGCTTCAGAGAACTCCTTCAATTGTCACTAGTCCTTTGGCAAATGTTCCTGTAACACCGCAAGTGTCAAAGATACCAATGCGTCAAATTACACAGATTCCGGTACCTGAACCACAGATCAAGACTCAAAATCCTTACGTACAATTACCACAAACGCAGCAAGTAACTTATGGTGATCCATTTGGACAGATTGCTGCCAATAATGCTCTTGCGGGTTTTGGCATGCTGAATGATGTTCTTAGTGAACGTAATTATGCCAAAGAATATGAAGAGATGTTGCGCAGAACAGGAAATACTGACAATCGCTATAATGCATCAAATTCTGTTAATCCTTTTGGAAATTATACACTAAACGCAGGTCCTGCTAGTAATTTTGCTTTGGTTGCTAACACTCCTATTCAAGACTTTGGTACAAGCATGGCATCAGCAAAATATGGAGGAACAAGTTCTTACAAAGAAGGTGGTGAGTATTACATGTCAGAAGATGAAATTGAAGCTATTTTAGCCAATGGTGGAGAAGTAGAATACATTGACTAATCACTGCATTTTTAAGTCCTCTATGTTAGGAAAAACAGAATTAAATTCGTAAATTCTAAATGTAGGAGGTTTAAGGTCACACAAGTTTAAACTTCAAAAGTTTATCATGAGAAAAATAAGGATAACAAAGTCACCCAAAACTGGAGATCAGAGAGATTACTCGCTGGTACACAGGCAAGTTCACTACATTGGTGAAGGTGACGCCAACACTCCTGTAAAGAACACCATGGGTGCAGTTCCTCTAAGCGATGCTAATATTGAAGTAGAGGGCGGAGAGACTGTAGTAGGTGATGTCAACCGCGATGGTTTTCTAGAGCATATGACTTTTGTAGGCAAACGTCACTCAGAGGGCGGCATGCCGGTAAATATCCCTGAGGGATCATTCATCTTCTCAGACACCAAGAAACTTAAGATCAAAGACAAAGAGATTCTCAAACAGGTCTTTGGGCTCAATCACAAAGCAGGAGGATACACACCTGCAGAAATTGCCAAGCGTTATCAGATCAACCAGTACATCCAGGATCTGAAAAGCCCTGACAGTGATGCGATTACCAAGCGTTCTGCCACCCAGATGCTTGCCAACAACATGGAAAAACTGGGCATGCTGGCTCTTGTACAAGAGTCCATGAAGGGTTTCCCTGATGGTGTTCCAGCAATTGCTGAATCAGTAATGGCAGGACTGCAACCCGAAGGTCAAGCTCAGATGCCAGATGCAAAGTATGGTGGCATTACCAAGTACCAGAAAGCTGGTGAGGTTGGGCACTCTTTCTACATCAATGGTAAATCAAACAAAATCTCTAATCGTTACAAAGGTTTTTTTGGCGATGAATGGGTGGTGTTTGAAAAGCCTGTAAATGTTTTGGATGAAGATGGCAACTCTGATCAGATGACTGAAATGAAACTGAGCGATTGGAACAAGCTGTCATCTAAAGGAATGCTTCAAGTAGGCTACCAGGACAACGCTATTGCACCTAATGCTTACACTTCTATTGACAACCTTACAGCATGGAACCAGGACCGCTCTGTTACAGACATTGGTCGTGGTGTAAAATATAATACGCTGGCTTACTCTGCCACACAACCTACAATTTCTAAACTAAAAAGCAACCCTCAGTATCAGCCTGGCTACCAGTACAAAGTAGGAAACAGAACCTATGAAGTAGTAGATGCGCAAGTTTATAGTCCTTATGGTACAGAAGGCGGTAACCGCAGAGCAGTGCGTGTAAAGCAGATCAATGACCCTGACCAAAACATTGGTTCTTTTGTTGACACTAAGTTTGGTGAGACGCTTGTTCCTCTTAAAGAGTTCAACAGGCTGACAGGTATAACGTCTTCTGCAAACGCGGCTTCTCAAAATCAGGCGCCTGGTGCTGACGTTCCTGGAGGAGTTTCACCTATTGCACAACCTGCACCAACATCTGCTCCTGCTACTACTACTACTACTAATACAAATGCTGTTCCTTCTGCAGCACCTGCAAGAACTACAGCTCCTGCATCTTCTGCACCTGCTGCAACACCCAGACCTGCTGGTAAACCCAAGACTGCACAGGAAGCGCTAAACTACTTTATGCATGGTGGTCAGTTGGGTAACTACCAAGGTGGGGGTACTGCACAGAACCCGCCTGCTGAAAAGGCTAATCAGCGTGTGGACCCTAACCAGGAGATCTTTGTGGGTAATATTGAGCTGGCAGACGGTAGCGTCGTACAGGCTTACTACAAGGGAAGTGAAAAATATGTCAAAGACAGCTCAGGAAACATTCTTGCCCGCGGCACACGGACAGACACTCAGTTCTCACAATACGGTTCAACAAACATCAATCAGTTGCTGGCTAAAACGCCCAATGTACGTTACACTGAAACGAACTTTGGTTCTTTTGGCAACCAGCCTAGAATGGGCAACACAGGGATCTACATGTCTTCTGGCAACGCTGCTGCGCGCAAGAGCGGTGATCTTTCTGAAAAAGAGTGGCAGGACTTCAAAGACCGCCATGGCGACTGGTTGGACAAAGAATACACTGGTGGTTTTGAGCAATACAAAAAAGATTTGCTTGCTGGTCAAGAAACCGGTGACAAGGCTGCTGGTTGGTTCCAGGACAAGATCAATGAGAAAAGCATACAGAAGTTTGGGGTTCCTTACTTTGCTGACGCAAATGATCCTAGCAGATCTCCTTACAAGCGTGACAGCAAGTTTGGTCAAGTGACCTATTCTGTCCCACGCTTTTTTGATCCACCCAAAGAGCAGCCTAAAGCAGAAACTCCTGCAGAACCTAAAAAACCAACTGAGATTACTGTAGGAGAACCAGCACCTCCACAGCCACGCAAACAAGGACCATGGTGGTTACAAGACATTGTAAACTTCACAGGCACACTTACTGACAGGGTAAACCGCTATGAACCTACCCAAGGAAGAGTAGACCTTCAGACACCTGGTTACACACTTCTTGATCCCACGCGCCAGCTTGCTGCTAATCAAGAGCAAATGGCTCGTTTGCAGGACCAGGCAATGAACACTACCGATGGTAATGTAGCGATGGCCTCTATGCTGGGCGCATCAGGTCAGGGTTTTGCTAATGCTGCCAATGTGCTTGCAGATACAGAAAATCGCAATGTAGGCATTGTCAACCAGGCTTACATGACCAACGCCCAGATCAACAACCAGGAAGCTGTTGCCAATGAAACCGGTCGTCAGAAGTATGTGGAAGACATGGCCACGTTGAACCAGCAGATGGACAACGCAGAACAGCAAAAAAAGTGGCGCCAGATTGCAGCCTTCAACAATGGCACTACCAATTGGTTCCGCAAGAAACAAATGGAGCAGGTGTTATTCCCTCAAGTGTACATTGACCCTATCATGGGTGATGCAGAGTTTTCTGGCCAGGGTCGTGACCTTTTTGGTCCTGACACATACTCACCAGCGTATGCAGACATGTCACGTCAGGTAGCCATGAACCCAATAGCAAACGTTGATCAGTGGAACCAAATTTTTCAGGAAGCTAGAGGAACCATGGGAGATCAAGAAGCCAGGCGCTATGCTACCAACGCTGTCAATCAAATAATGGCAGCTCAACAAAGACAAGTCACGGGAATGACTCCTCGTCAACAATACAATCAAATGGCTGCACAAGGACTGACCTTACCTGTTCCAGCACGCGAATATGGTGGTGAGATGTATCTGCCCTGGGTGGAACTTGACTAAAACTTAAAGCACAGATTTTACATGGCAACTTTTATAAAAGGCGTAACAGATCAATTTGGTCCGCTGCAGCTGTACAGGCCTGACTATCAGTTTTTGACTCAGGTTTATGGCACTAGGCAGGCGCAGTATGATCGTGGGTTCAACATGGTCAAGTCACTGTACAATTCTGTATTGAACAACAGTGTTACCAACCAGGAGAACGAAAACTTCAGACAGGAGGCGTTTAAGAAACTGCAGGGATCTTTAAAGAGCATGTCCAATGTGGACTTGTCTAATCCTGCCAACGTGATGCGCGCACAAACACTGATAGATCCTATCAGTAAGGACGAAGAACTTGCCTATGATATGAGCGTGACAAGGTTTCATCAAAAGCAAAAGCAGCTGATGGAAACCTATCGCAACTCTACTGACCCCAAGATGCGGGCTATGTACAGTGATATTTCACGCATGGACATTCAGTTTGCAGAAGAAGATCTTGCTAGTGCCAAGCGTGGTGATGGAAGCATACGCCAGGTACAGCCCAGAGAGTTTACACCGTTCGAAGATGTGCAGGAGTTCTTAAGAACAGAAGCTAAAAAGCAAGGACTTGAAATTGTACAAAGTGGTCCTGATGGAAAAGGATACATGCTCACCCGCAAAAATGGTGTAGGTGCTGTTCCTATTTTTAACAGTTGGGCAACTACTGCAATGGGTCCACGATTTGACCGGCAGTTTGCGGTCATGGGAAGAGTGAATGCAGAGAGCGCTATACGCACTACCATGCAGACCACGGGTGTGTCCAGAGACGAAGCTGTCAGAACCCTGGCAAACAAACTGGTACCACAGATCAACGTGCAAGAATCTACCAAAGGCATTGTTACAGACAAAGAGCTCACAAAGCTGGAAAATGAGATCAAGTTTTATGAAAAAGAGTATCCCAACGGTTTTCCTCCTGCAAAACCTGAGATTGCAGAAGATTATCAAAAGCTGGTGGAAGCGCGGGATCAGTACAAGACAGAACTTGACAACTCACGCAGTGAAGTAAGCAGACTCCAAACAGAGGGTCCAGAGTATGTTGCTTCTAATTTGTACAGCATTTTTTCAAGAGCTGCCAAAGAGCAGACTGCGCTTTCTTTTGCGCAGAGTTATGCTACTGCCAAGCAGTCTATTGAAATGCGTCCTGATACTACATGGGCAACCAAGGCAAACATTGCTTCACGTGAACGTGTTGCTGGTGCTAATCTTGCAATGCAAGAAAAAAAGCTGCAGTGGGACATGCAAAAAACAGGGATGGCCAATGAGATAAAAATGCTTGAGCTCAAAGCTGATGGTAAACTACCTGGTGAAACTTTTGTAGGAAGCGCTGTGGCTGACAGACCGCTCTATGCGTCTGATCAACTGAGCCAGTCTACTGCGCAAAATCGCGAGCAGGCATACCTTGCAGCGTTTAACTCAGAGAACGGTCTGATGAGACTTGTGGTAGACGACGCTGGTGAGTACAGCAGGCTTTATTCCAGCATTGCCAAGATCAAAAACATGGGTGCAGGACAAAACGTAAAGCTCACATCACAGGATGTAGCCAACCTGCAGGAGTATGGCAAGATGGTAGGCGTAACGATTGGTGTTCCCAACAGCGCGCGTACAGCTAACGCGCTCATTGAAAGTCTGGCTGGTCTTACTTACAATGCAGCTACAGAACAACTGGGCAAGTACGACCGTGCGCACAAGATTTCTAAGCTTAATCCTTACATCGAGTCTTTTCGCAACAGTATGCGCGCGTTTCAGGCTATTAACATTCAAAACGAAAAACTTGAAGAGGACATCAAGAGCGTTGCTAAAGAAATACGTAACCCTGATGGTACTATCAAAAGCATGTACAAAGGTGCTGTAATACGCAGTGGCGCTGGTGGTCAGATCAAAGACATTGATCTCAGTGCTGTAAGTGAAGCAGGCAAAGCTAATCTTACAAAGATCATCTCAGGATTCAAAGACCGTGAGAACCCTGTTTTGAACCGTTACAACTACACCAAACTTTCTGCTTCAGAAGTAGATTTGCTTTTGAGAAATCCTTATGGTGCTTCCAGTGTGACAGCCTCTGATGGCAGCACTATCAATCCTGAGCTATTTAAGAACATGAACACTGCAGATCTGGCAAAACTTTTTGGTGACCAGGCAGATGTAATGTTTGATCCTGTTAACAACCAGGTAAAAGTTCAGTTAAATGTCAGTCAACAAGGCGACCTTGCCAAAAGACTGGGTGTAAGTAAAGGCACTCAAAGTCTGACAGTGGCAATTCCTTATGAGACCATTCAGTCTTCCAGAGGTGCGTATGGTCGTTTTGAAAAGTATGTCAAGACCAACACAGCCAACACTGCATCTTTGGGTGTGCTAATACCGTTTCTTACCAATCCTTCTGCTACAGTGCTGGCGCCTCTTTCTTCCAGCAACAGAGGTTTTGACTGGACTGCGCAAGGTGTCGTTGGTAAAAACGGACAGCCTGAGATCATGATCAACTTTAAGTATAAGAACCCAAAGACCAACATGATAGATCAAATGACAGAGCGCATGCCTTATCAACCTGGCAACGTAGAGTCTATTGACGCTGTGCTGAAGCTTATTGCTGACAGAGATGCCAATCACTTCATGAGCATAACTGCTTATGAAAACTACATTAACCAACAACGCTAAAGGATAATGGCTGACAATGTTTTTAACTTTCTGGATGATAACACGCTTGGCGTTGAAGAAAACAATCCTACAGGCAAGGCACCTCAGACTGATGAGTTTTCTGTAGCGTTTCAGAAACTTAACCAGCAAAGTGACTTTGAAAGACAGCAGGCATCACGCCCACAGTCTCTCACAGAGCGTTTCAATGCGCCTGTTGGTCCATCTACTTTTACATACACCCCAGAACAGACAGTAGATCCTTATCGCTACCAGAAAGGTTTCCAGGGAGAGTTCTTTAACCCTCTGGACAGCACCAACTACCAAAAGTTTGCTGACCGCGAAACGTTTGGTTCAGCCCTGAGTAAAGGCCTTGACAGTTTTGCTTACAAGTTTGGAAACACCTTTGTAGACTACTGGAAAGGATATGGACGTATGGCAGATGCACTGGTTCACATGGACTGGGACCGCATGAAGCCTGATGAAGAAACCCTTGCCACGCAGTACTATAAAGATCAGCTTGACATGAATCGCAACTTTGTGTTTGAGCAACCTGAAAACGAAGACAGCATTTTTTCTAAGCGCACTATGAGTGAGTTTATAGGCAATGCTGGTTTTGCTTTGGGAACCTTTGCAGGTCTTGGTATTGAAATTGCAGCAGATATTGCCATTACAGCTGCAACTGGAGGCGCAGGTGCTGTAAGTTTTGGCGCAACAGCTGCAAGGCTGGGCGCAAAACAAGCTGCTGCACAGACAGCAAAATCAGGATTTAGATTTGCAGATGCACTGACAGACGTAGGCAAAGGATTTTCTTATGGCAACAAGAGTGTAGATGAAATATCTGCAGCTGCAAAGGTTGCAGGAAAGATTGATGAAACAGCAGCCCTTGGTAACATGAGCCGCAGCGCATTGCGTGACTCAATGTCTGAGACGTTCACTGTGTACTCTAATAATTTTTTCAACATTGCAAAGTCAAAGAACTTGGGAGAAGTTGCCACCAACCTGCTGAAAGGAACACCGCTGGTGGGTACTGGTGTACGCTATGGTGAAAAAATTGCCGCGGCCTCTAAAGCAGGAGCCTCTACAGGCCAAATGATTGGCATGGGACTGCAAGGACTGCGTCGTGTGGCGCAGGAACTTAACATGGCAGGTACAGAGGCAAGTTTTGAAGCAGTGACCTCTTATGGTGATACGCTGGATAAAATGGTTAAGCAGTATCAGGTAGACAACGAGGGAGCTGTACCTACAGCCGAAGAGTTTGAAGAGATGAGAAGTCTTGCAATGCAGGCAAGTACCGCTAACTATAACACCAACCTGGGACTGCTTCTTGCTACCAACAAACTTCAGTTTGGAAACTTGTTTAACAGGTTTATTCCTGCCAACAAGTTTATGACAGAAGCTGCAGAAAACGTAATGGTTATCAACTCTAAAGCTGGCCAAGCGCTAATTAACAAATCAGGTTTTTTTGGCAGCTATGGTGTACTTGGAAAGGTTGCCAGAGAGTTTGGTAAAAAAGAAGCTGCCTGGCAGTTCTCTAAAGCTTTTACTAAGGACTTTTTGAAGTTTGAAGTCTCAGAAGGTCTGCAAGAGAATCTTCAAGAAACATCTGCTACTGCATGGCGTGACTACTACGCCGGTCAATTCAATGGTTTAGAAACCTCACTGTCTGACGCTTTTGGAAAAGGTGTCAGTGAGCAGTTTACTAAGCAAGGTCTGAAAACGTTTCTGATGGGCGCGTTTACAGGATCACTGATTCGCGTGCCAACAGCGCTTGCTTCCAGTTCATTTGAAGCTGCTAATCGCGCACTTATTAACCGCGAGTATGCAAAGACTCCTGAACTTAACCCCTACAAGCGTGCAGAAGAACAGTTCAAAAAAGACCTTGAGATACAGAACGCACTTTTCAAGCAGGCCAAAGAAGGCAGCTTTAAAGAAAAGATCGTAAACTTTGTGGCACAGACTGATGCTGCTCAACAGCAGGCAGAAGCTGCAGCCAAAGGATTGCGCTATGAGTTTGAAAACGGTCGCGACAACGCACTACTTGCAGCAGTAGCGTCTGCTCAAAGAACGAACTCAATAGGCATGTTGCAACGCGCTATCAAAGACATGGGTAAGGACATGACGGCAGAAGAATTTGAAAAGTCTTTTGGTGTCAAGTTAGAAGACACTAAATACAAATCTGCAAGCGAGTTCTCAGAATCTGTTGCTAGAGATGTTAAGAAATACTCAGACGTTATTGAGGGCCTTCGCACTAAGTTCAAAAGCACCATGGCCAATCCTGCACAGTATGACAAAGGCAGCAGAGGCCAGTACGTTGCAACATTGATGCGCGGTGCGCAGGAAGAAGCCATACAGGTTCTTGCCCTTAACGCTATTAAGGGTGACATGTCAGCTAACAGAGCCAAACAGATTGCTGAAGAACTGATGTCTTCACCTGGGATTGGAACCAGTGCAGATTACGCATTGCGAGCACTCACTAGTGCTACATCACTGCAAGGTGAACTTAAATCTTTGTATGCAGAAATCAGGATTTTAGAAGAGCAGCTTAAAGCTGAAGGTCTTGATGCTGACACAAAAAACAGCATCAAAGAGCAACTTGACAGTAAGATTAAAGAAGAAAAACTGCTGTCAAAGTGGGCCAGTTACTGGGAGGTCAGAGACAGCATTATAGGATACGACAAGGAGAACAAACCTGTTAAAAGCAAGCAGATTGTAGATGTCTTTGTAGGAAAATCTATTGACAAAACACAGACTGTCACAGATGAAAACGGCAATGAGGTTGAAACAGTAGACAGGACATTTGATCCTACTGACCCAGAGGTTGTAGAAACGTTTCGCCAGTTAATGAACATCAAAAACAAACAGGCAGGAAACAGCACTGATATTTCTGAAGAGGTCATGCGTGACAGCTTTCAGAAGATCTATGACTACATCCGCCTGGACCGCGACACCAAAGACTACATGCGCAGTGTTGATGTGCTCATGAACCCTGATAACTTCCGCCAAATGCAGGAGCGTATGGTAGATGGCAAGTTTAAGTTCAACCTGATTCTCTATGTTGACAAACTAGACGATGATTTATACAACAGGACTTTGGAGATTCTTAATGATCTGGCGCCTGGTGAACAAGATGCAGTAAACATAATTGAAGACTTAAGAAGCGCACTTGTTGACTCTGAGAACTATAAGAATTTGTTGGTAGTAATTACTAACCCTGATATAAGCATTGAGCAGGAAGACTATGCGTTTAAATTGTATGAAGATATTGTTCAGGACTTGCTTAAAAAAGAAGCAGAGATCAGAGTCAAGTATGCACCTAAAGAATACACAGATGATATCTCACAAGAGGACTATGACGAGATCATTGCTACTAAAGAGTTGGATCCTGTAATTAAGTATCTTATTGCAAACAAACTTTCACAAGGTATAGCGTTGTCTGAGCGTGAAGAAAAGGTTTACAATATTTATAAAGACGCAATAGACAAAGAAGTAGCACCTTCTGAAACACCTGTTACGTCTGGCACTACTGTAGATCCTGCAGAACAAACTCCTGCCCAGGAGTTACCACCTGTAATTACAGTTGGACCTGATGGTGAGGAGGTTATTGAGGAAACTCCCGCAATAGCAGCAACACCTTCGCAAACTTCTGAAACTTTTACAGACTCAGTGGACGATGCAAATCTTGCGTTTTTTGGAATGAGTCCACAGACTGCTGTCACAGAACAAGAGACAGCTTTAGAGCAAGAAACACCTTTTGCTGCCACCGGCACAGAAGAGCAGGGATACGACGTAGTAGATCGCAACAACAATGCAGTTAATCCTGAAAAAATCTCTAGTGCTGAACAAGCTGTAGAGCTTGCAGAGAGCATGAACACTACCAGGGCTGACCTGGATTTTGTGCAGAAGCTTATGGGCACTACAGACACAGCAATGGTCACCAAAGCACTTGAGATATTTCAAAAGTCCATGGAGCAGTACAACAAGCGCAAGAAGACCGGTTTTACTACACTGGAAGAGTATTACAAAACTCCTGATGGTAAACGTTTGATAGATGCAAACAAAGAAGCATTGATCACAGGTAAACCTGTAAACTACAAGCAAAAGCCTGTGGCTGTGGCAGTTAGCCCTGTCACAAGCCAGGTCACATTGTTTGACTCACCAGCCACCGGAAACGTTGCAAGTTTAACTCTTTCAAGTTTAGAAAGTCTTCACGCTAAAGTCAAAGAATTTAGAGAGCAAGCTCTACAAGATCCAACTAAATTTAGTAAATTTGTAGAGACAGGAAATGTGCCATCTGCTCCCATCACAGAAGCTTCTATTCTTAACAAGCTTCAAGACATTACTCGTTGCTTTTCATAAGCACATTTCTTCTTTAACCCAACTATAATGGCGTGTCAAATACAAACTGACAAGTACACTGGCATTGTTCTGGATCTGATAAGACTGGAGCCTACTGTATATAATAACTTTGACAATGCTGCTTCTTTTATTCTGAGAAGCGGGCTGACTCCAGAGCAGAAGATGCTCTCTGTGCATAACCTGGCGCACATCTACGCAGGTCTTGCTGACTTGGACTCTTCCTACTATGAGAAAGGCAAGGCTGATCAGGTCAGCAGCATGATCGCTGCTACAGAAAACCCTGAGGGATATGTAAAGATACTTTCAGAACTTTATGGTATATCCAAGCCTGCAGAACTCAAGCTGGACAGCATCACTAAAAAAATTGAGGCACTTGGTGGCAAAACAGTCATCAACCGCGCAGACTTGGTAGGCACCAATGGCATAGTAACCCTGATCAAAAACTACTTTGCTACCCACAGCTTTGCCAATCTGGAAGAAAGAACCCAGTTACTGGAGCAACTTTCAGCGGCACTGCGTCAGCAAATCATAGACAGTCAGATGCCTCAGGACAACAAAGATGGCCTTGAGTCTTTGATAGGTGACATGTTTGCCAGTCTGGACAAGCGTTCAGACTTTATTCCTATTACTGAAATTGCGCAAGAAGCACAGCTTAGAAACATGCTGGTAACTCTTGCCAATGGAGAAATGGTAGAAGCTATCTCAGAAAACGAGGTGCTCTATATGATCAGTAACGACGGTTCACTTGAAGCTCTTTCTGAAGACCAGATTGTAAACTTCAAGCAGTCGCGTCCCACAGACACTTTCCAGGGAAACTCCAGTGAGCATATTTTTTATGAGGACACCATTTTAAGCAGTCTGCGTGTAAAGCCTGTTAATCCTGAGGATACAGCAGAAATATTTAAAGCACTCAATCATCCACAGCCTCTTACAATGGTGCGTATTCATGCTGTTAAAGTCAGCAGCGTGGGTGATCAGCGTGTGGAGCGTATCCAGAATTTGGCGCAGTCTGATCCAGCAATGGCAAAGCTCGCCAACAGGCAGCATGAAACTTTTGAAAACAAAGCGCAAACAGAATATCTACTTTCTGAAAGCACTGGTAAAGTAGTGACCTTGTCACGTCCAAAAGCATCAGAGCAAAGCTTTGTGCTTGTAGGAAATATTATCGGCACAGACAAGAAGTTTTACCTGTACAGTAATGACAATCTTACATTTGTATCTTCTGACAACACTACTGAGCGGGTTGATTTCAACAACCCAGGGCACCTTGCAGAGTTAAAGCGCCTTAGTGTCAAAACAACCGGCGCAGAAAGAGTGGAGTTGACAGACCAGGATATTGAAACACTGCAGGATAGTGCCAAACACTACCAAGAGTTTGTGGCTTCTGTACAGGATGATTTGATGTCAGAATTTGCTGGCGGAAGAACCTCTGTGGACATTACAGAGCAGTTTGCTCAAGCGTATCAGATGCAGTCCACACGGCCTTTTAAGACTCTCACACCTCTTGGTAAAAAACTTGAGTCCGACCCTTCACTGTACAAGCTGCTTACTATTGTCAACACAAAAACTGGGGCTAAAGAAGAGCGCCAGATACCGTTTTTGTACAATCGTGTTCAGGGGGTTCTAGCAAATTTTCAGCTGGTAGATGTCCTTGATAAAGATGAAAGAATAGAGCATACGCCACAGCCAGGTGCTGAACCAGTGCTTATGAACATGGATGATTATGCAAAAGAGGTGCTTGGTCTTAACTCTAACAGTGTTGAAAAGCTTTTAAAATCTACAGACCAGCGTCAAATGAACGTGGTCATTAAGTTTAGAGAGGGTGCTGTTCCTACCTACAACATTGCAGAAAATGTGGCTACAATGTCACCGGTGGAAGAGTTTGCCAACTTTATTTTTGAGCTTGGCAGTGTATTGACCAACAGTACCAACAGAGGTACAGACGTGAAAAACTTTGATGTTTTTCAGTATGCTTTTAAACCTGCTACTAGTAAAGCAGTAGGCGACAAACCACTTTATGTTGCGTTTTCAACCACTATAAAAGGACAGCTGCAGTTTTGGATTAAGCCAGCCAAAAGAGATGGTCGTTATGGTTTTATGGAAGAAAACAAAAAACCTTACAACTTTTTGTTTGATGAGAAAATTATTACTACTACTGCAAAAGCACTTAGTGAAGGAAAGCTTGTAAAACAAATTCAGGAAAAGTTTCCTGAGCTTGCAAAGTTTGATCTTAGTAAACCTGAAGATCTTTACGAGTTTTACAGAACAATTACTGTCATGAGCCGCAGAGGTTCTGTGGATGCACTAATTATAGATCTTGCCAATGCTGTCAAAGAAGCGCAAGAAAGGTTTTCTCAGCAAATCCGTGATCAGGTGCTAAACAAACTTGAGTCACAGACCAGTGAAGATACCAGATTCATGCAGAATCTTAGAGAGGATTTTACTTACAATGGTGTATTTAAGCCAGAGTTTTTGTTTTTTCGTGAAGAAAAAGATGGTAATGTTGTACCCAACATTTCTTTTTCACCAAGATACACTCCTAAAAATGGCATTAATGCACGCACGCGTTTTGCTTCTAATCTGAACAACTACATGCATGTGGATTCAGGTGCAAGACGCTTTGTCATTACTCCTAAAAATGATGTCAGCAACCTGAGTAGCATTCCTGCTCCTGCGCCAGCACCTGTAACAGTAGAATCCCCTGCGCAGATACATGTACAAAATCCTGTGCAACAACCTGTAGCACCCAGTACTATTGATATACCACGCATGCCCATGTTTAGCATGATGGCAGGCAATGTAGAAACAGAAACAGATGCTGAACGTCTTAGCGCTGTTGCCTGGTTAAAGAAAACATACCCTCAGTTTCAGCTTTCAGAGTTTGACCTTTCTACACTGATTGAACTTTCCAGTCTGGATGGAACTGTACTGGGGATGTTCAAAGACCGTGTGATCTATCTCAACAACCAGATCAAAGGTAAAGGTACTGTTTACCATGAGGCCTTTCACGGTGTGTTCAGGTACCTGATGACAGATCCATATCGCGCAGGTCTTGTAGACTTAGTATCTGGAATGAAAGTCCATGCTTCTAAGTTTACAGAAGAGTCACTCAAAGAGTTTGCACGCAAGCGTAACTATGTCTATGACAAGACGCGCATGAAACAACTTCAGGCAGAAGAAATTCTTGCAGATGGTTTTCAAAAATATATGACAGACAACAAGAAACCTAAAGGTGTTCTTGGTGACCTGATGCAGTTGCTCAAGCGCTTGATTGAAATGTTTACAGGCAAGAGCAATGAGATTGACAGACTGTACTCTCGCGTAAGCAGTGGTTACTACACAGGCTCTGTCATGGCTTCTGAAATATATGATGGTCAGGCAGCGTATGAGATCATTGAAGGTCTGGTTGAAATTGAAAATTTGCCTGGTGGTGTAGGAATTACAGACAGGATTGGCAGTCTTAATTCTGCAGAACAGCAAAATGAGCTGGTCAATATGGTGACTTATTACATGCTCAAAGGATACAATGACAAGCAGACGTTTGAGCAAAACTTTGACAGAATGGCTAAAGTTATTCTGGATAAAGAGTACAACCTTGACAGGCTTATTGCAAACCATCCTGAGAAACGTGATCAGATTCTTGAAGTTCTAGGTAATACCTGGAAGAACTACCGTTTCATGTTGGGTGCACGCATGCTGGGTGAAGTACTGCCTGACTTAAACAACACAGGCAATCCTGACTATGATAATCTGGTACGCCCTAACTCAGTAAAGCGCAATGACGGTGCAGGAGATAGCTTTGTAGACAACGCCAATGGTCAAGAGTCTAAAAAGACCCTGATGAAGCTTGTCAAAGCAAACTTTGAAAAGATTAATGCGCTTGTAGAAGGCAAGCCAGAACAAGAAGACACGCTTACAGCAGATAGAATTGACGAGCTCATTACAGATGAAAATCCTGCTGTTTACAATGAAGATGATGAAACCGGTTCTAATGACCAAGAAACTGACTCTGCAGATTTTGACAGTGGATTGAATCAGTACAACAAACTTGAAGGAGTCAACAAAGAGATCAGAAGGTTTTTGGCACTGGTAAAGTATGACCGTGTAGATGAAAGACTGGGCATTACGCTGCCACGTCTTGTCAACGGCAATCAGATGTTTGGTGTACTTATGAGTGTTACATCAGACATAGAGGTAGATAACATTATTGACCACATTAAGGTTGTAGCAAAAACTGCACGCTATGATGGAAACAATTTGCTGGCCGATGATCTTGACAACATTTACAGTAAGCTGCAAAAGCTTACAAACATTGACAGCAATGGTAGGCCTCAAAGCAATCAGCAGCTTTACAACATGATGATTGATGCGTTGGATACTACTGAGCTTGACTTTATAACTACTACAGTCTATACCAATAAAAAAACTGACCCATACTCTGGAGAGGACATGGGTACAAGCACAGGAAATTACACAATCAAAGACCAGGTTTTGTTTCAGGACACCAATCTGCGCAAAACAAATATCATTACCTCCATTAAGACTAAGCATGCTTCTTCTGCAAAAGATGAAGCATATCTTAAGGCTGCTAGAGATCTGTATGATCTGGCAAAGAACAAGATTTATGCTGGCAACTATATTTTAGACAGTGCTGGTTCTAACCAGGGTCAAAAGCTTGAAGAAATTTCTACTCAGTTGCACACTCTCATGGGAGAAGTTGGCATCAATGTACCCAAGTCTTTGATACGTCTGTCACTACTTGCTATAGATAAAATACAGAACAATGTGGTGCACGACAATGCACAGTTTAGCCAGGATGTTTTGGATCACTACAACAATCATGAACAGATGATTGCTGAAGGGATCTATTTTGAAAAGGACTTCTTCTTAAGCATATCACAGATTCTTGAAGAGGCTGTAAAAAATACAAACAATCATGATGCTTTTGCAAGGTATATAACTAAAGACAAAAATGCAGAGTTACCAGTAGATCGTTTTAATGTAATTCTGCGCAGAGCAGCTGCCTACATTGTCAAGTATGACCCACAAGGTATACAGAGTACAGTTAAAGACTCAGAAAACAAGTCGCGTTACCGGTTTGTGAGTTACACGCCGGCGCTACGTCTGGCGCAAACTTTGAGAAGAAAAGGACTGGAGGAGACACTGAAAGAAGACCCTTACTTTGAACAGTACATAAACGACTGGTTCAAAGACAATCCAGCAATGGGGGTTCTACTTGATCCAAAAGGCAGTGCTACTGACAAAGCAAAGCAAGAACTGTTCTTGCGCAACTTCCGCGTTGCCATGTTTGGTGGTGTTAACCAGGTGTTTGACGGCAAGTTCAAACCTGGTAAGAGTTTTAAAAACATTGACAGCAAGTCAATGTATATCACACACCTTCTTTCTTTTCTGAACAGAACCTCTCACAAACAAGTTGTTAAAGATGCTGAAGGAAAAGACACACTTGTTGAGATACAAACTTACCTGCGCAGTTTTTCACAGCTTGAGTCATCGCAGACTAACTTTTTGATTTCTGCAATGTACGAGCAGTATGCTGACAACACCGGCATGCTGGAAACAAAAGATGGACACCTCAAGATTACAGACATACTTACAAATGCTGTGCGTCAGGAATACAATCGTATTCAGCGTGAGTACAACAAAAGACTTGAAAGAAAACAGGTCTTTGACGCAGGAGAAAAGCACAGTCTGATTTTGAAGTTTAACGCTACACATCAAAAAGACGATGTGACAAAGGCAGAAGTTAACAGCACAGACTTGCGTGCATACAACTTTATTGGCAAGATACCAGATTTTTTTCAGGCAAACGCAGAACTGGTCACTAATGACACCAACACTGGTTTGCGCGATCTGGCTTTTGCAGGTACAAAGTTTGAAGAACTGCCTGAAGATGTAATGGTTACACTTCGTAACCAGTTGAACACCTATGCACAACAAGCGCTTCAAAAACATCTTGACAGGCTTGTTGAACTTGAAGTGCTAAAAAAAGATTCACAGCCTACAAGAACTGCTGCAGGCGCAGCCTTTGTTCAGAAAGGAACTGATGGAACCATTACAAAGTATACATCAAATCTTATTGCGCCTACACTTATTGTAGATGGAAAAAAAGAAGGAAACGTTCTTGAAAACAAGTATTACAAAACACCCAAGAACTATGGTGAAAAGTTAAAAAACACAGAGATACCATCTGATGAAATTCCAGCACCTGTTGAAATTCCAGCACAAGAAAACATGGAAGGTTTTGTGGCAGATGCGTTCTTTAACTTCTGGGCTAACTCACTTACAGTAAATGACTTGCTGGATGGTGACAGTGCCATGAACGTAAAAGATCCTTCTGATTATTTCAAGCGTCAGAAAAAACAACTTGCTGCAGGATCTACGCCTAAACGCGGCGATCACAAAGTTGCGTATATCAATACGATCAAAGCTTTTATACATGAGACCTACCCAATGTACGGGCCTTATTACAACGCAGATGAGATCCTGGGTGATGAAAGGCTTTCTGAAAACCTGCGTGACATCTTAATTGCTGACTTTGCTAAAGCACAGAGCGGCGTAAAAGAAAGAATTACTGACCCAAGCACAGGTATTGAAAGAACCATTAAGTATGGTGACATGATGCGTGAGGTTTTTGATGGTCAGAGTTTTTCTACACTAATGCACCAGATGGATATGCACGATGCCATGGGTCGTCTGAGTGCAGAGGCTGCAGAACTAATGATAGCAAAGCACTATCGCAAGCTTACTGCAGATGAAATATCATTGCTTGAGAGAAACAACATTGTAAACAACTCTAAAAAGACAGTGACTTCAACGCGCAATGCGTATCATAAACAGTCTGAGGTTCACATTGACCGTAACGATGTGTCTGTGTTTGTTATCCCTGAAGAAGTTCTTGTGTCTCCTGAAAGAAAAAGGGAATACATCAAAAAAGCACAGGACACTATTCACATGCTTTACGCAGAAGTCTATTCTTTAAGGGATGCTGCAAAAGAGGCGAAAATTGCTGGTCTGGATCCTGCACCATTTATGACACAGATAAAGGTTAACATGCAGGAGATACATAAGTACTATAAGCCTATTCCTTCTCGCAAAATACTGCATGATCTGTTGAACGCCATGGAGTTCCACCAGATAGATCACTTGATGGACACCACTGCGTCTAAAAACGCCACACTGCTACCGGTTGATATCTTTACTGAAAGTCAAAAGCTTACAGAAGGAAGTTACATTAACCTTGAAATGTCTTCTATGGCTGTTGACAACCGCTATAAGTTTCTGCAGGTAGAAACATCAGGTGTCAAAGACACAGCTAAGTTTTCTGTACAAGCCAAAGCGCTGATAGCTGCAGACCTTTTAAATATTGCTGAAATCATGCGCGCCTCTGGAAGAGACATTGCAGAGAGTGAGCAAAAATCTATGGAAAAAGTTGCCACTATTCTGAGAACTTATCAGCGTACACTTAAAGACGTCGGTGAGTCAAACTTAGTTAACTTGAAAACAATCTTGCGTAAGGACGGCGACTTTGAAGTGGGTAAAATCTTCACCCTTATCAGAACTTCTTTGGAGTCTCAGGGAGCACCAGTAAACACGCTTAAGCTGTTTGATCTGAATGTTGATGGTACACCGGTGCACTCGCCCAACCTGCCAGGAATACGTAACATGCTGGAGTATTATTTCTTCTCACAGTACTCTAAGCATATCACTGATGAAAAGCGTTCTGGCTTTAAAAGTATTCACATGTCTTCTTTTGGGTATGACCTAATGACAGACATGGATGGCAACATCATTCGCAGTGAAGACTACCGCAGGAACTCTGCCAGGTATCCTAATGTCAAAACGCGTCCTTTGGGGGTGTCTGTAGAGACAAATCCGGATGGCACCAAGAC